CACGCGGAACGGAACACGGAACGATGCACGTACGGTGCCACCAGCGTTGGACTGGTTGCTAACCGGGACGTTTGTTGCTTCGGCCTTGAACAAAGAATAAGCCGTGGTCCCGTGAAACACGAGATCAGGGATTTCCTTGGCAAAGGCGTCAAGTTCAACGGCTTCTACAGCCGCTTCCAAAAGTGCCATAAAGATTTACCTTCTGTTACTACGATAGTCCCACGTAGCAGACCTTTCTAAAGGGCCAACTGGGCTGTCGCTGAGTCGTTACTTTTTCGTACCTCATTCCGTGTCGAGATTATGGCTCTTCGAGAGCGATTCGGGAAGTTGGTGCGAGAGTTCTAGATGTAGCTCCGTAGTAGGTAACAGTTCCGTCTATTATGGTTTCAGGAACTTTCAAACACCATATGTCTAGTTACCTACTGCGGAGCCACAACTGCGCTCCGTCCTACGATAGGCGTAGGTGCCAGCGTGGATGTTATTCAGTACGGTTATGCATTGTCTGCGCCGGACTGCACCCACTTCGATTACTGAACGCCAAGGTGAATTTTGACGTGTTTGGGTTTTTGATTCTTACGACCTTTTTTGAACTTCGCTTTGGCATAGCGAACAGACGCAGGGTACAGTGCAAAAACTTTTGCACGGTGAGCCTCGCGCTCTGCAGCTTTGCGCAGCTTGGTCGCCAGTTTTTCTTCTGGTGTACGCATGAGAATACCTCCTTAGAGTGTAATCGTCATGGGTCACCTCCTGTTTTGAATTGTGGTCCGTAAAGTGTGGGACGGTTCGCACGTCCCTTCAGGTCCTTTCTTTCTCTGACCCTGTTATCATTCTTTTTACAGAGACTGAGATGCAGCTACGTCAGCTGCGTACACGCCAGTCGCTGGGGGATTGGTGCCGCCACCAAGGGGCACTCCAATGGAGTACGAATAAACTCCACCTGGGGTCCCTGAGATGCCTGGGCCAGTAAGTGCTCCCGAACACAGAACCGTGAGATTTGCCGCTTCTCCGGTGCCTGTAACTGCGGTGACCACGCCAACAATGCTGACCTGATCCCCAACCTGAACGGGCTTTCCGTTGCGCGTTATTCCAGAATTTGCCATTGTATTATTTCTCCTGTTTTATCTCTTATTTTTTGTCCAACGATTGCTTCGACATTTCCTGCACAACTCACAACGACAGCCGTGGCGGTTATAGCAGTTTTCAGTTCCATGTTTCCAAGGGGGTTTTGGTCTAGCATTGTGAGACGCTCTCATCTTCTTTTTAGTTTCCTCAGAAACTACTTTTCCTAGATGAGCTTCTCTATTTTTCCTCTTAGATTCTTCTGTGCTCTTTTTTCCAAGATTTGCTTTTCTTAACTTCTCAGAAAAGCCTTCTGGTTTAGGTATTCCTTTGTGGTTTGGAGGCTTCTCTCCTCCATCACTAAGGTTTCTAAGGCACCCTGTGCCCAAATCTATACGCCCCCAGAAATAAATCTGATAAATCTCGTAAGCAAGGGCGGTTGCCTCATCCGACCAATATTGAATAACAATTCTGCTTCGGTCTTTTGGGGGATAGTGGTTCTTCTCTTTTTTAAAAACTCTACGCCCTTCTCCTTTGCCTACATAATAGGGAGTACCGTCAGATCGTAGGTACAAATACGTGTAATACATTTCTTCCTCCTGATAAGGTCGAGAAGGGAGCAGTATCAGGCTGCTCCCAACTCTAGCTAAGGACCGCTAAGTCCTTAGATTTTTAAGCTTTTACCAAATTTTCCACCAAGTCTTTTCTTTTTCGCCTAGAAGGAATCTTTCCCAGTACTCTAGGCTGTCTTCATTGTGCGCTCTGAGATATTCCAAGCCTTCTGCACGGTCTTCACAGTCTGTCAACAGCTTCAGGCCGACATTAGCTACGTTCATAGCGTTGTCAGGATCTGCTTTCCAGCTTGGGGGTGCCCAGTAAATTGCTGGAGACACTACTGAGGGAACTCCTACGGATATTCCATCGGCCGTTATCATGTTGAATGATTCTGTGTAAGAGACTTGAATCATCAAATGCATAGATGAAACGATGCGTATGAATTTATCCCAATAGCACCATGGGTGACGAATCACAGGCACTTTCCCAGCGCACATTTGGTCAATGGCTGCAGATGTAGTACCTAGTTCTCCTTCGCCTCCTGCCGACATGTGCAACTCTACGGGCATGTTCAACTCTGCCTGTATTGCCACAACTGCTGCGGCAGCTGTCATGAAGTTTTTCTCGGAACGAGTAGCACCAAACACTCCAATTTTTAATGGCCAAGAACTTGTTTTTGATATTTCTTGAAGTGACCATGGACATTGTAGAACTGGGTCGTCATCTGGGTACAAGTTTGGTAGGAGCAATACTTCGTCTCCGTAAACTTTTTCCATCCACTCCACAAACTTCTTAGAGTTTCCTCCAACCTTGAAATTCGTGAAACACTGGGCGAGTTTATGGTACTCTCTGAGAAGATGGACTCCCCGGGGGTCTGCTTGGAGAAATCCAACGTTAGAATGAGACAAAATCACAAATTGTATTTCTGGGAAACCATAGAGAAGACTTTTAAGATCGTGCACACTAAGCCAAGGGGCTGAAATTACCACATGGGTAAGACGTTTTCTGTGCGTCTCGTTGTATCTGTCTATGGCGTTCACTACATCTATGTTGTGCCGAACCGGATAGGTCTCAGTCTCGAATCCGTGGCGTTCTAGAACTTTCCTTGTGGCAAATCCAGCTACGTGCAAACCCACGCAGCTGGTGCGACACCATGAAGCAAAGTCCTTGAAAAAAAGTGCTAAGCGTACGTCTGTTCTCTTCATTGGGGGATCTTTCTTTGGCCAGAGTTAGGACGTTGTGGAGTTACTTACGCCAAGTGACTAGCTTATTCGTACCTTTAAGCCAAGCTTTTCCAGTGATGTATAGAAGCTGCTTAGGATCTTTGTCCCAATCAATGGCTTCCCACTTCGGCTTGGTCGCAACATACACAGGCTTACCAGAAGCTGCGGCCGTATCTTCTATCTTTGCTGCCGCAACCTTCTTCTCGGTAGCAGCGGCCACGCGGCCAGCTGCGGCTCCACCCTTTGCATAGCCGGGATACATCTTCTGGACGGTGTCACGCACGATGTCTGCAGAAATAGACTGCACGCGAGCCTTGTGGTACTCTTCGATCTTGGCTCGATCAGGCTGTTTAGCTGCCCACATGGATTTCATCTGTGCCTGATAAGCATTGTCCGCTTTTAGCGTTGCGTACAGGTTAGATTTGATCGTATTGCCAAGAGGAATCAGGTTTTCACGTCCGAAACCTTTGAAAAACGGCATTTTCAAGAATGTTCCAAGCTCTGCGCCGAGAGATTTGTTATTTACGCTCTCGCAGGACTTAGCAACGCTGTTTTTGAACTCTTCAGACTGATTTGTCTTGAAAGTCTCCTGTTCCTTCATGAAAGCAGCGCGTTCAGCGTCCAAAGCCTTGCGCTCGGGGGAAACCACGGCATCCTTGGTCTTTTTGTTCTTGTCGCCAAGGTCTTTGTACCATGTTTTGAGATCTTCTGAGATTTCCTTAGCTGCGGCCAAGGCTTTTGCTGGATCTGGGTCAGAAAGTGCCTTAGCAAGGCCGTTAATGGCTCCCGGCAGGTTGGCAGTCTCCAGTCCCTCGAAGAAATGAGGAGCAAACGCGGCATAATAACCCTTTTCATCGTGGGCTTTCACTGCGTCCAAGAATGACGGGGCAAGTTTGCCAAGTGCGTCCAATTTTCCGTTGGATTTCAGGTCCTCAACGATATTTTGGATGAGCTGAGGGTCTCCAGAGTAGAGTTGAGTGTCACTGGCTTCTGCAGCGTGCACGGTGTTGGTCAGTTTCTCATATCCCTCGGCCCCACCTACGAGATCTGCGAATTCCTTCGCCTGTTGCATCTCTTTTACGCCGCCTGGGTAGATGGCCTTAGCAGCTTCCCAGCGTTCAAACGCACCATGCAGCTGCTTTACTGCGTTACCGTTGGCAACGGGGTCCTGATCACGAAAAGCCTTGAGGGCTTTGCGGATTTCCTGAGGAGTCTTATCGGTACCCGGAAGATCTTCTACCTTCGCTGCTGCTTCCTTGGGTGTTCCGTCACTATTGTATTGCTGTTTAGCTTTTTCTGCAGGCTTTTCTGTAGTTTCTGCTCCGACTTCTGGGGTTTCTGCTGCTGCATCTATTTCAGGTGTGTCAACTACTGCTGAGTCCACTACAGGCGCATCGGCAACTGCCGTGTCTAAACCTGCAAAGTCAATTACTGATTCTGACATTTTGTCTCCTTGAGTCTTTCTGAGTGCCTACGACCCGAAGGTCGCTGCTTTTTCAGCACCAAAAAGAACTTCGGTGCTGTAATTTCCTTCTGAGTCTACGTATATTCCCATGGCTCCCCCGGGCTCTACCGATACTTCTGAGGATTCTGGTCTTCCCGCTGTTTTCCCTGCTATCAGTGTTTCTACAGTAACAATGTTGCTGTTGTGCGTGCAGTACACGGCTAGTTTGTCTTTTTTTAATTCTTTGTCAAAGTACTCGAATAGTCTTTGCTCCAGATCGTCTAAGGGTTCTCCTTCGGGAGGTACTAATTTTGGGTTATCTACAAAAAGATTAAGTATGTCTTCCCATTCATCTCTGTCCTTACCAGAGATCACACCCAAATTCCAAGAAATCAATGAGCGTTCTTGCTCTACTTCCAAGCCAAAAACTGTTGCAATCTCATCAGCGGTTTGCACAGCTCTAAGCATGGGAGAAGCTACTACTCTCTTCACTTCCATGCCTTCATTCTTTAGGTCTTTGGCAGCTTTCTCGGCTTGCTTAACACCTTTTTCATCTAACGGAGGGTCCATTCGGCCACGGTACTTGTTATCTTCGTTGAGAGTAGTTGAGCCATGACGCTGTAGAATCGCAATTAGCTTTTTGTCAGCCATCATGGCTCCTTTGTGTTATTTTGTTCACCCAAACTCCCCGAAAAAGGGTGTTTTGATGAAAAGATTAACGTCTCAACTGTCTGGGTTGACCCTGGGGTTGCCCGGGAGGTGCCTGGGATTGCGGTTTCTCCCCCTTCAATGCCTCAGGGATTGCTTTTTTCTGAACGGCCTGCTGTAGTTGTTCCTGATTATGCTGAGCAAAATCTGCAGGCGTTGCATTGATGCTCATTTTAGCAAGAGCCTGAACCGCTACTGCGGCTGGCATCTTAGAAACATCAACGCTTATGCTCTCGGAAGGTGGTTTATCCGGTGGTGCATTAGCTGCGGCAATTTTCTTAGCCATAGCTACATGCTCTGTCCAATGCAAATGTACGTTGGCGAACGCTGCACGCTGTTGAGGAGTACCCCATTTGAATTTCTGGCCCTCTGAGCTGTTCATCCAGCTTAAACATGCCGAAGCTTCTAATGTATGCAGTTCACTTTCGTCCTGTGCGACCGGGACAGTGCTGACCATTGGGGGAAGCGTGGTCTGTTGCTGTTGTAACTGCTGAACCATGGCTATTTCTTTGGGATCAGCAGGTATTCCTTGAGCAACCTTGGGTCCCATTTCATCAGCGGCTTGTGCAAGTGTCTGCTGTATTTTAAGGAGCTGAGGATTCGGCATAGGGCCGGATCTCAAGAGCAACTCAAACTCCGACTTCTGTTTCGTAATAGAAGTTGCGCCAGTGACTTTGAAACCTTTCAAACGCAAACCGTCTTGCAACACAGGAAGATTCTCGGGAGAGAATATCCACGCTGCTAATGATGGATTAGCATTGCTTGTGTCTACTAAGCCTGTAAGCTTGGCTTCCCTTTGAGCAGAACTCTCGGGGAATGACGGATCACTTTCTGGGTAGCAAAGAACATTGCCTGACAAATTGCTCGTGTTTACCGAAATACGTCCAATACCTTTGAACGTTTGTGAAATCTGTTTGCCTTCTCGGCAATCTGCCGCGCAACCAACTGCTTGTCTTGCGCACTCTGCAAAGAGTGCCTGGATATTGTTCCAAGGACACCCTATACGCTGCAGTGCTTGGTCCCTCTGTATCTGTGCATTACCTACTGTATTCTCACCAGTCGCCGCGCCAAACAATGATGGCAGTGCGCCACTAATCTCTTCTGAAAGATTAGTAATGAACCATTTGATAAAATCAGCTAGAGACGCTTGCGGCTGAGGAGTAGGCTCGACCATGATGTACTGATCCATGGTTGTAAGCCCAGGTTGAGGTAGAAATGATCCAGTGCTACCAGGGACATTGTTCTCGCTCTTAAGAACTTGTAGATCAAACGCGTCAGCATTCATCCACTTCTTAGGAACGGTACGTTTGAAGAAGTCATCCTGCAGATCCACCCAGTCATTAATTCTTTTCTGAATAGAAATTAAGGAACTACCTAATGCTCTGCGATTTTGTCCTTTGCCTGTGAACGGATGGGCTATTGCTAGATGGGCATCCATGCTCTCGTTTCTAGAGAATGCATAGTTAGCTCCGGCCTTTACTAACAAAGCTCCATTAGGAAACTTTTCAAGGAGTTCTGCGCGGACTGCGTCGTTTACTTTTTCGTCCATGAACATTGAAGGACGAAACCACGTATACTTTACAACCGTATGACGTTGTAGGGAATCTCCAGTTACGTACGCTCCAAGCACAGCTTGCCTAGTGTTCTCTCGGGCAATCCTGTCCAATTCAACTTCTGTGTTTCCGTCTGAGCCAGTCCTAATTTTATCGGCAATCCACGGGAACTTAGCTTTTACAATGGCAACGTCTAGGTCCTCATAGAGCTGCACGAATTGCATGTCTTTGATGTTGTCTACTGCGATGGGTACCTTGTGATCCAACTTTCCATGCAAGGTAGTGACTTCTCTTCCTCTGGGTTTCTTAGCAGGCTCAGGGGCTTCTGTGGTTTCTTCTTGCTCCTCGTCCTCTTCAGTCTCCGTGGGAGATTCTGTCTGTTCTAAGAAGGAGTCTAGGCCTTCTTGGCCTGTGGGTGCATCTTCTGGAGGATTGAGAATATCTTCGGCAGTGACTGGTGCAGTGTCTCCGTCGTCTCCATCAAACCCGTACAACTGGCCATTAAGCTCATAGCGCGTCCACGCTAACACTCGGTCTTCATTCCAGAAGATACGAGCGCAGTCGGTCAACAATGCATGTAAATTATTGTTACGCGACCAAATCTCTTTGAACTTGTCTGCTTCTTCTGCCGCAACTATGTCCGGCCCGTACTCTGGGTTGGCGGGAAAGAACTCTACCTTGGGGACTTCACGAGCAAGTGCGGATACAATGATGTCTCCTTTTGATCCGTACACATTCGTGTCATAGATGGTGTTGTTGTTCTTTTGAGAATTGGGTCCAAACCCTGAAGCCTGTCCAGGAAGAATCCATCCACCCTGCTTTCCTCTCAGTAGATGCTGATAACCTCTATCAAAGTGCAAAGCTTCCCAAGTTTGTTCGACTTCGAACCTACGCGCTGCAACGTCTGTCTTTGTGGCGATGATGTCCAGCTGCATAAGTACGCCCTGAGCATCTTCTGTTAAGTCTGCGAAAGGCTCGGAAGAATGAGGAAACGGGGCATAGACACCTAATGGGCTATCATTAGGAGACTCAGGTTTTACGTATGGCATGGGCATTGACGGAGCATTGGTAGTCATGGTGTTTACGTCCTGCCCGGGTCCTTGGTCTGCCATGTTATTTTTCCTTTTCTATAGCCTCGTGATAAATGCAGCATCCTTCGGCTTCTACTTTAACTCTACCCTCTGATGTCTTAGGACGTTTGGATTTTTCCATGAAATCTTTTTGTCCACACGAGTTATCTTGGGTTTTAAAGTACTCGCATGTGCTACATGAAAAGGGGCCGTCTTTTGGTCCTTCATAACCAGTTCCAGGCTCACCATGGATTGCTGCAGAGTTGATCTGTACAAGCTTGGGTTTTTCCCTACCAATACCTAGGGGCATATTATTCCCCCTTCTTGGCATAAGAAAATTTCTTCTTCTTCTCTGGCAGAGTTTTAAAATTAGTAGCGCTGGACCACTCTGCCAGCTTTTTCTTTCCGCCTACTTTCTCAGGGTTGGCGTACAGAAAGCGTTGCTGCGCTTTCGAGGCAAACGGCATAGTTACTCCTTAGGCCAAGTCCGGCATCTCGTATCCGCGCTCTTCAGATTCAGCGCCTTGCTGGTCTGGGTGTGTGCGTTTCTTTACGTTAGAGGCCTGCTCTTCGCCGCCTGCTTCCAGAGAAAGTTGCTCAGCGGAGTCGTGAGCCTCTTTTGCAGAGCCGTGCTCCGTTTCGTGTGTGTGTCCGTCTTCATGTTCAGATGAGACAACGTGCTTCTTGCCCTCATGATCGTGCGCGATGTGGATCGTGTGCGCCGGACCATGGGCTTTAGTTACGTCAGCTGCGCTAGAGCCCTCTTCTTTGGGTTCTGCAGAAACCTCAGGCTGCTCCCCATTATGGTACGCGTCAAATCTTTTTCCTCTAAACGCGCTGCCGAACTTACGGGAAGAATCGGTTGTTGATTGATATGCCATTGTGTTTTCCTTTACCCGAGATGCGGAACTTTGAATCCATCATTGCCAAACAAGTCGTCACCGCTCAATTGCTCAGCGTTGGCTGGCTTGCTGTCGTTTTCGGTGTGTTGTTCTCCAGATAGCTGCGCTGCAGCTTTGTGGGCGTCCGGCGCACTCCCAAAATCCCCTTTGTGCATATGTCCGTCAGCATGGCGACTCACAACGTGATGATTACCACCCTTGTGGTCGTGATGGATAGTGACGGAATTTGCTGGGCCGTGCTCGGCCGCTACTGCTCCCGCGTCTACGCCTTCGGGCTCAGCCTTGGTGTCTGCTGTGTTCTCTACTTCGTGTCCTGGGTATGCTGAGGTTTTCTTGGCCATGCCCGATTCTGCTGTTCTGGGCTCTTCCTTAGGTTCCATAGGCTTATTGGGCTCATTGGTATCCATAGTGCGATTCTCGGGGGACATAGAGTCCTTCTTTTTGCCGACAAAACTACTACCAAATTTCTTACCAGATTTCGTTGTGTACATTTATTTCTCCTGTCGGCATTGCCGAGATATTACAGAATGTCTTTGATGCGTTTTAGAACTGCGTCTTTGGTCTTTTCCACGTAATCCTTGGATTCTCCATAAGAAGGAGGAATCCATCCTGCTCGTTGCCCCAGGGTTTGTTCTCCAGATTCATACTGACAGGAGATTTTATATCCGTTCTCAACCACGCAGATGGACACATGGCACACTTCCATCTTCTTTTCTTTGGCGTCTGCCATACGTTATCCTTTTGCGGCAGCAGCCGCCTTCTCTTCTTCTATTTCTTTTCTCATCTGCTCTTCGTGTTGGTCCTGGACTACCTGCCACCTAGATTTAGGGGCAGGGATCTCTGCGTAGGAGAAAAGGGGCTTGGTAGGTTTTTGGTAAGCAACAACCTCAGCTCCTGCTCGGGACGAGTGTGGCATGATTGTCATTTCGTACATGGTAACTTTGGACATGAGCAATTGCTTCTCTTCCCGTAGAGTTGCGACGAGGAGTGCTTGATCTTGCAGCCGTTGTTCAAAGTCATTCCTGAGGTTTACCAGATCCAGTTCCAGGCGTTCTACGAGACGCGAGCCAAATAGATCCCGGAAGAATTGTCGTACACCAGCTCCCCACGTTATAGTCCAGCTTTGCCCATCCATACTGGTTGCTCCTTCTGCACAAATGGTGCGCCTTCGTTTACCTTGTCATGCGCCATTTTCAGCCTATAAAAATGGGCTGCTATTGGGTCCAAAGTTTTGGCGTGTTCCTCTATGGTAATGTCTTGGGGCTTATTCTTGCCTCTAAGCATTCCGTACAGACCATACCTAAACGAATCATAACAATCGTCTCCCTTAGTACTCACCTTGAGAACGTCATCCATGTTGTCTGGATCACGCATGAGGGAAGGTATGGATTGGATTATGTCTTTGCAGTTGTCTAGTATTACCAAATCTCCATTTTTAAAGAGATTGTACATTAAAGACGCACCGCCAACACGATCCATGGCTGCACGGGAGACTGGGGGAAGTCCTAGGGCTCTTAATTCCTTGGAGTATTCATCTGCGGGCGTATGTGCTGTAACCTGTTTTGAGAATTTCTCATGTGAGAAGAATATCGCCTTAGGTATAGCTTCTTGTCCATTGGGCAGTTTGCACATGCTCTTAAATATGGTCGCCCATTCTTTGTGGGTTTTCCCACCCTGAGACACAGATTCCTTAAAGCATACTGTCTTTAGCTTGTAATTTGTACCAAGGGTTCTAACCAAGGCTTTAGTAAACAGATAAGCCGCATTGTGGTGGCCTCCCATCGCCCAGTCCTGACTACCCCAAACAGGTTGCCAAGGTTGCCATATGATGGCTTCTGGATCTTCACGAAGATCTATGACATGCTCATACTCATCAAAGCACTCGAAGTATTGTCCCTCGACAACTCCATCTAATCCTAAAAGCTTCTTGTCACGCTGAGCTTTAGGGAGACTGTTCATCCTAGCAATGAAGCCAGGGTCCCTCTTTAGGAATTCTGGGTTATCCATTGCTGTAGAACGCTGGTAGGCATATAGGCGTGGGTCATATACGTTAACCCACTCTCCAGATTCTTTGTTCCACCAAGTACCGTTCGTATCATCTCTACGACTTCCCTCAGGCCTCTCGAAAGGTTCCTTCTGAACGAACACCGTACGGTAGTACTCATAGTACGGACCAAGAGGGTTTGTGCAGCCAACTATAACGGGTATTGGGAGATGCCCATGCTTGTTGGGCTTGCATGCTGCGTTGACGATGTTTCGGGAATACAGCATTCCCCATGCGTCCGAAGAAAACTGACCACACTCATCTACGAGGATGAAAGAGTAAGCAGAACCTAAATACTGTTCCACGTCTCTCATTTTCAAATTTTGGCAGTGACCAAAGACTACACGGGAACCATTCACCATTGTAGCTACGTGCTTCGTCTGGTCGTAGTTATAAAGTTCAGGAGGAGTAAAGGTAATGAAGTCCTTTATGGCTCCAGCCTCCAACTCCTTAAAGGTACGTCTAAGCACAAGTATGTCGCAATTGTCATACGCCAAAGAATAATTCATTACAGCGTACATCAACCATCCTGTGGTCTTACCACTACGAAAGCCTCCAACGCTCAAGCATTGCGGAGCAATCGGCATTATATAAGGGATGCCGTCTCGTGTACGCACTTGCAGCAATTCAGTCTGTTTCGGCTGCAGTGTGAATATCTTCGAAAAATTAAGGGTGCCGTCTGCATTCAAATAGGGTGGGCGTTCCTTGACTTCCACAACCTTTTTACGAGGCATAACTGAGTCCTTCTAAATCTTGTCTTTGTCGTCTGTAAATTCGCCTTCGATAAAACTAGGCAACAACTTCTCCCTAGGTTTGTCCTCGGTCACTTCCCTATTTAACATCTCAGGAGGAGGTGTGATAACCACGATCTTCACTCCGTGCAGTTTCTGTGCTTCCAGGTCTTCTTCACTGGTTGCGTATTTGCCGTCTGCTCGAAGCATGATCTCTTTGAAGGCCTGAGTAGATGCCATCATAATCTTGGGGTCTGTTACCATAACCGGCTTCCCCTCTATCATTAAAGGGTTTCCAAATTTATCTAACACTGGTTGTGAAGCATCCATCATGGCATTCTTGATCTGATTGTCCAAGATCAACTGAAAGCGAGATTTACCTCCACGTTTAAACTTTCCATCTGGACCGGCAATGCCTGCATCCAACAAATTCCTAAGCACGTCCCGTCTTGCTTTGGACGTGGCTGCGGTTTTATTTTGCTTTACGTACTTTCCACCCGCGCCCCTAATCTGCACTACTGGGGTGCCTGATCTGGGATGCAATACAATCTCTGTGGTGGTCTCAGGCTTAGCCGGAGGTGTCTCCGGCTGTCCTGGTTTCTTCTCTGAGTCTTCCATTTTGCCTACTTGCGTTTGAATGTGAGTGAAACATTATCGAACACCCACTCTGCTGGGGACACTGCGTACTTCTTGACGAGATTTTCTACGGTATCCGTAAATCTCTTCTGAGCATTCTGAGTGATTTGGCTCAGGCGATTGATTTCGATCTGTGCTTTGAGATATTCGTTCTCTATCTCACGAATAACGAGCTTCTCTTCAGCTCCTAGTTCCTGAGTGGCCTTGACAACTTCCGCCTTGACTTCCTCGGCAACCTCCACAACTTCCTGCTTTACTGCGGTTTCTGCATTCATCTGAGTTCTCCTGAGTTTTAAAATATGGTTAGGCCCTTTCTCAAGGCCCCTTTCTTAAAGATCCCACGATCACCTATGTACTGTCTCCAGTATTCAAATGCTGGTCCGTGATCGTCCTTCATTTTTGTTGCTATATGACACATCTCGTGTGCCAAAGTCAAAAGAGTAATGGATGGTGCGCTGCATTTTGATTCGCTGAGAACTATGACCCATTCATGGTAGCCATCATCACAGGAATTCATGTACCCGAAGAATTTTTCTTCGTATTTCTCAATTTCGGCCTCATTAGCCCAGCGTACGCATACATTGTTGGTAAGTTTCTTGTCAAAGAACTTTTTGTTGATTACTCTGTACCACCTCTTGAGCGTTGGGTCCGACTTCATCTGAGTTCTCCAAGCACAAGGTTATTTTGGTCAACAAAAAAGGCCCAGTCCGAAGACTGAGCCTTTGTATTAACTCCTGGGTATTAACTTATGAAAAGTATGAAGCCTATTTCAGAAGCGCTTTCCATGCGCGAGCACCACGAATGTGCTTAATCACCAGCACGCCTAGTCCTGACAGGGTGCCGTATGCGCCTGGAACAGATCCTAGCAAGAACAGTGTCAAGGGTACTGCCGCAACTACTCCGGTTATCAATGCGTCACGGAGATAAAGAGCGAGTGCTGAGGGTTTTGGTCCGACAAGCCACGCGAACCCTTCCTGCGCGACACCTTTCTTCAATCCCTGTTCTGTCAACGTCACATCATAGATGTCCGCAGCAACCGCTGCCGCTAAACCGATCCCAAACAGTGTAAGAAACATGTTTCCTCCTTAAATTGATGTGGTACCGATAGCTTGACCAACGCTTCCGCCAGTCGTCGTGTATGGGTATCCTCCCCATGGCGTTGTTGTTGGATAGATGTACGGCTGAGGAACGAAAGGAACAAAATGTGGTTGAACGTATGGAGGATTACTGCGCCCACAGTGTGGGCAGTGTCCACAGTTGGGACAAGTGCCGTAGGGAGGATTTGGTATGTACATTTTCTGCGCTCCTAAAATTATTGCCTCAGCCCCTCACGGGCCGCTTGGGCGTCGGGTCAGTTGTCACACGAAGTGACCAACGCACTGACGGGCGAACTTGGCTGGCACGGTAGGCTTCTAACCTACAACCCTTCGGTTAACAGCCGAATGCTCTGACAATTGAGCTACATGCCAAAAATTGGTGGACCGTGAGAGAGTTGAACTCTCGTTTGAAGCTTGCAAAGCTACTGTCCTCCCACTAGACGAACAGCCCACATAAACTTGGATATTTCATTTCTTCGAAGAGGGAATGAAAATGCCTAAAGACCCTATTGTCGCCACATTCAGCTCTACGTATGGAGCAGGCACGCGACCGGCCTTTAGACGGCGTCGAATTCCGTAGCCTCACCATCACCTCGGACGAGGGGTGAGTCTTTACTCGGCACGGGCTTATCAAGCCCTCACGGTCGCGTAGCGCCCATGGCCGAATCTTTGGAGCCCCTGGATGGGATTTAACCACCGGCCTCAACCGTACAAAGGGTGCGCTCTGTCTACTGAGCTACAAGGGCATGAAAAAAAGGTGGAGACTTTTGTATCGTGGTCTCCGGCACGTCGTTCGTGATATCAGGCTCTGTGGCTACTGACTCAACAGAACAAATTTTATAATGCGCCTACCTGAAATGCTTTGGCCAAACATTCAGATCCCTCGGCCAGCCAAATTATCGGCCCCTGGGAACCCTGAGGTTTAATCTCAGCGCATTAATACGCTGGGCATGCAGGATGGTTGTCACTGCACTTCTCGAAAAGAATCAGGCCCAAACTAATTAAGCGCTGCATTCCGTAGTTGCAAAACTTGCGGAGGTTTTCCAGCGAGAAGGTTAAAGGCTTTGCAAGTCCTTCCTTCCCTACCAGAGCGCTTAAACTTGGTGCTCTCCCGGGGCTCTACTCGGAAACTGCGAAAGGAGATACGCAGGAGGAGCCCCGGTGCGATTCTACATCTTGTTGATAAACTCTATAAGTTCTGGTGCAGGAGAAAACCATTCCCCGTGTTGCCTGAGGTGCGCAAAGCGCTTGTGATATGTCTTTTCAACATTCCCTGACAGAGTCTTGGCAATATGTAACACATCGGGGCTTCCTACTTGCAGAGTGGCAAGGCGTTCGTTTAGGTTTTCTGTTTTCCCAATCTTTATAAGGCCAGTTGTTCTTCCTTGAATAAAGTAGGTGATTAAAATGCCTATCCTTTTAAAGCTACGACGTGCTTTGTCTCTTGCTCTCTTCTTGTCCTCTTCTGCTCTCCATTGCTTTTCTGTTCTAGGTGTAATGTTCATTATTCCCTCCTCATAAGGGGTGGGCAGAGGTATGAGGCCTCCACCCACGTAAATCGGTATAAGATAATTCTACCATGTCATTTTTACTCTGTCAAGTATCCAAGTAGTAAACAGTGTAAAAACTTCCTATTGACTTCCGGCCGAAAAGGGTTTATGATAAACCTATTGGGTGGGCTGGGGATATAGTATAGGGAGTAGAACACCTATGTAATCAAAGACTTAGAAGTAGAACCAAGAAAACAAAGGAGTTATGATAACCTAAGAAACCAAAGGACTTACAGGTTGACCTTAGGGGCTCAACGAGTTACAGACATCAATACACTAACTCCTCTATAATCAACAACAAGAAAGCTGAGGTCAACCAGGGGTCATGAAGAGAACGCCCGATGAAGTGAGTAAAGCACGCCAAGCCGCTGGCCAGGAGATTAAGATTTGGAGAGCAGAGATCCGAGGAGCCAGCCTAGGTCTACAGCTAACGGCAGAATCAGAGGCCAAGATTGCTCTCTGCAAAGGCCAGATCAAAGCTTGTCAGAAAAAAATCGCAGAAACCTTCAGCAAAGGTAGGAAGCAATTTTGGGCACACTAGGGATGTGGGGGGGGAAGTTCCCCCCAGATACAGAAAGGACCCATGTCAGACACCGATAATCTCAAGCCGCTAGTTCTCTCTGCACTGCAGCCGCCAATGAACACAACGCTGGTCACACCTGAGTCAGGTATGGCAGAGCTGTCAAGTTTTATAGCAGAAAAACTTGCCACACGAGGACTGCTTGGGTTCGACACAGAGACCAACTGGGTTCATGATTTCTACTTCCGAGTAGTACGCACGATTCAAGTAGGTGATAAAGAAAAGCAATTCGTCATTGATCTGCGTGCTTTCCTGGGCTCCCTAGAGAAACTCAAGGAGACCCAAGGCCGCTACACACTGCACGAAGCATACAAGCCCATCTTCGACATTCTCACCCCAGCACTCTGCAGCGACACGACACTAAAGGTGGGACAGAACCTTTCGTTCGAATACATGGTAATGTTCTGGAACTTCGGTCAGCGCATCTGGCATTTGTACTCGACAGATCTCGCGGAGCGCGTTATTCAGGCAGGAAACATCAGCTTGAAGAGGATGACTGAGTTCTCCATGAAAGCTATCGTGGCTCGACGCTTCGGTGTGCTGGTGGACAAAGAAGAGCAGGATACTTTCGGGGAAGATGCTCCTCTGACGCAGGCTCAAATTGAGTACGCAGCCTTCGATTCTCGTATGCCGCTGTCCATACGCGAGCATCAGATTCGGGAGATGACCACCGATCAATTGCTCAGCACTGCTCAGCTTGAAAATGACTCCCTGGGGTCTTGGCAAGACATGCATCTTCACGGTATGAGAATTGATAGCGAGCGCTGGATGAAGCGCATCGACGCAGTCATAGCGCGTAGAGTAGATGAGCTAAAACTGTTAGACCAAGAGTTCATTGCTAAGGTAGGCAGGAAAACAGAGCACATAGACTTTGAAGAAATGGCAGCGCGTGAAAACGTATGGAGAACTGGCTTCGAAATTGCATCTCCTGAGGAGATGGCCAAGGCTGAGGAAGTGCGTTGCACGCGTGAACCTGTAAAAAAAGCTGAACTCAAGACTCAGTTGGAAGAATTGAAGAGAGCGCGAGCTGCTTTGAAAAAAGAAGCCCGCTCTCGGTACACTGAACTCAGCAAGAAATACACAAAGTTCAAACACAATCTTCCCAAGTGCGAGGGAGAAGCTTATCTTAATTACGGGTCCAATGATCAGTTGCTAGAAGCCCTGAAGAAATTCACAGGCATGAGCACTCTGTCCAGTGTAGGTGATGACCATCTCCTGAAGTACAACGACAGGCCCTTCATCCAGACTCTGCGAAAATATCGCAAAGGGAAGAAGGACACAGGAACGTATGGTAAGCAGTGGACGGAGAAGTGGATCACCAAAGCCAGCAAGGAAGAAGGCTGGAGACACCCATGGGATGGCCGCATACACGCAAAGTTCAATCAGCTAGAAGCTGAGACTGGGCGCAGCTCTTGCGTACAGCCCAACATGCAGAACTTGACGAACGATGAAGAGGGAGAAGTGCATGCCTGCTTCATCTGCGACCCACCTGACGCAGAAGAGCCTGATGGTTATGTTCTGGTCACCACAGACATGTCCGGTGCAGAGCTGCGCATCATTGCAGAACTCTCTGGAGATCCCGCGTGGATCAAAGCATTTTCTTTGGGGCATGATGTTCACTCAGTTTCCACAGAAATCTTGGAACCTGAAAAGTGGGCAGCGGGAACCGAAGCAGGCTGCTTATACTTCGAGCTTGATGCCGAAGGAAGTCCTAAGCGGCTCAAGTGCGAATGCAAAGCTCACAAGAAGCTGAGAAAGAATACTAAAGCCATCAACTTCATGCTTTGTTACGGTGGTGGTCCTGATGCTCTGGCTGATGAACTTGATATCACTGTAGATGCAGCCAAGGATCTGATGCGTCAACACGAGAAGAAATTTCCTATCGTGTGGGCGTACCTCAAAGAATCTGGGGACCGTGCGCAGCGCACAAATGAAGCCCGAGATCTTTACGGCCGTAGACGTTTATTGCCTAAGCCGACCTGGGAAAGTTCCAAGGAGTATTACAAAGACGAACACGCAGACCGTCTTGAACTTGAAGAAGAAGACCAGGAAAAAAATATCTTCAATTTCAAAGCGGCGTACATGCGTGAGCCCACCGAGGAGGAAGAATACAAACTCACCCACAGAGAGCCCAACGAAAGCGAAATCAAATCAGCGATGCGTAGTTTGTGGGGTTCAATTGGTAGACGAGGGAAGAACCATTGCATTCAAGGCACCAACGTTTCAATTATCAAGCGTGCTATGGGTTGTGGCTTTGACAAGGATGGGAAACCGTTTCTTTGGCATACTCTTCCTCAGTTCAAAGCGAAGCTTCTCTCCATGGTGCACGATGAATTGATTGTGCAGTGCCCTAAGAGATTTGGGGAACAAGTAGCACGCCTTGTAGCCGACGCATTCAAACGTGCAGCGGCCGAGGTAATGTCAAAAGTAGTCATGGAGGCCGATTGGCACATAGCGAATTGTTGGCAAAAGTAAAACATCCGTACCTGAACTGTCCATATTGTCCTTCTCAATCCTTCCCTGAGGGTCCTGTACTATACATAGACCTTCAAACATACAAATGCCCAGCAGGCCATGAATTTTTCGTGGCCCCAGAAAAAGAAAGAGAAAGTTAATGTCGAAGATGAGTAGTTTCTCCAATAGGATCATGCAGCAAAAGTATTCCCACGAACACAAAGATGGTACCAAGGAAACTTGGGAAGACATTGCAGAACGCGTTAGCAGATACGTGCTCAAAGCTGTAGGAGCGAATAAATCCCTCGTTGGACAAGTGAAGCAATACATCATTGAGCGCAAGTTCATTCCCGGTGGGCGTTATTTGTACGCCACAGGCAGACCCTATCACCAAGTCAACAATTGCTTACTCATGCGAGCAGATGACAGCCGCGAAGGGTGGGCGGATCTGATCCACAAAAACACTCTGGGCCTCATGACGGGAGCAGGGATAGGCACAGACTACTCCGCAGTTCGTCCTGAAGGTAAACCCATACGTAAAACAGGAGGCTTTGCTACAGGTCCGTTAGCTCTCATGCAAATGATCAATGAAGCCGGTAGAGGAGTCATGCAAGGAGGGAGCCGACGCTCTGCGTTGTGGGCAGGTTTGAATTGGTCGCACGCAGACATCATGAAGTTCATTGTCATGAAGAACTGGATCAAAGAAGTACGCGACCTGAAAGCTAAAGACTTCAATTTTCCTGCGACGTTGGATGGGACTAACATCAGTGCGGGGTTGGACGATGAATTCTTTGAAGCGTACTCAAACGAAAAGCACGAGAAGAATTCCCATGCCAACATAGTGTACTGGGCAGCAGTAGAGCGCATGCTTAGGACGGGCGAGCCTGGGTTCAGTATTGATACTGGTAAGAACCACAAGGAGACCTTGCGCAATGCCTGCACAGAGTTGACCAGTGAGGACGACAGCGACGTGTGCAACCTGGGATCTATCAACATGGCACGCATCACCAGCTTAGAAGAGATGAAAGGCGTGGTTGAAGTAGCTACTGCTTTCCTGTTGGCAGGGACAGTTTACAGCGATGTGCCGTTCGCTAAAGTAGACACAGTCAGAACTAAGAACCGTAGGCTAGGACTGGGCACTATGGGCATTCACGAGTGGCTCCTGGTTAATGGAAAGAAGTACGGAGCCGATGCTGAGCTGGACAAGTACTTAGCGGTGTACGCTACCAGCGGAGATTATGCCAAATCATATTCCAAGGAATGGGATTTGTCTTGCCCAGTAAAGACACGAGCCATCGCACCCACGGGAACAATTGGAATTATCGCAGAGACGACCACGGGCATTGAGCCCATCTTCTGCGTAGCCTACAAGCGGCGTTACCTCAAGGGCAGCATTTGGAACTACGAGTATGTCGTAGACCCAACGGCCAAGCGTCTCATTGAAGAGAAAGGCGTACGTCCTGCGGACATTGAAGATGCGTACGTGCTGGCTGAGGACGTAGAGCGTAGGCTAGCATTTCAGGCCCACGTTCAGAAGTATGTGGACCATGGAATTTCTAGTACCATAAACTTGCCGCAGTGGGGCAGCGAACTTAATAACAAAGACACTGTGCAGAAGTTTGGTAAGATCCTCATGAAATACCTGCCGCACTTGCGCGGCGTAACGACGTACCCCGATGGCGCACGAAATGGCCAGCCTCTGACTCCTGTGAGTTGGAAGACAGCCAACGAGCACATCGGAGAAGTTTTTGTGGAAGCTGGAGATGCTTGTGAACTACGTGGTGGAGGGACCTGCGGGTCCTAAAAGGAGAACAATGAACTTTGATAATTACCAAGAATTAGCCGTGTCAACAGCGATGTACGAAAACATAGGACAGAACCTTGTGTACCCAGCCATGGGTTTGGCTGGGGAAACCGGGGAGTATGTAGACAAGGTCAAGAAAAATTGGCGAAACAAAGGAAGCATGTCCGCAGCCAACCTCTCCTTTGAAGAGAAGATGGGATTCGCCAAAGAGTTGGGAGACATTTTGTGGTACATAGCTGCCTCGGCCAAGGAGCTGGGTGTTGACCTAGAGGAAATAGCTGTGCTGAACATTGCTAAGCTTTCCGACCGAAGAAACCGTGGCGTGATAAAAAGTGAGGGAGACAATAGGTGACCACAGTCGTCAAGGTAAACCAGAGAACTAACAACTTCACCCTGTATATCGGTCGTGCATTCGCTGGGTTTCCCAGGTCGAAGTGGGCTAATCCATACTGGATAACTAGTGGGTCACCAAGAGAGACAGTTCTTGCGTGCTACGAGGATTATGTAAGAGCACTTCCTGAACTCATGGATGCTCTGCACGAGATTGACGATCAGACCCTAGGCTGCTGGTGTCATCCTCAGCCTTGCCATGGAGATGTCTTGATTAAACTCAGAAAGGAACAACTTGATAGCTTACACGGACGGAGCTAGGCGAGGTTCCCATACAAAACCCGGGAATTGCTCAGCAGCTTTTGCAATCTACAACGGCAAAGCTCTGGTACACACTAGCGCTAGGTATCTGGGTCCCGGCACCAACAACTTTGCAGAGTACCAGGGACTGCTGGACTGCTTGAAGTGGGCCGAGAAGGAAAACATAAAAGGCCTGGATATAAACAGCGATTCTCAATTAATGATTCGTCAAGTCAATGGGGAGTGGCACGTCAAAAAAGAAGAACTAAGACCCTTAAGAGATCTTGCCTACGCTCTCTTGGTGCGCGGTGAGCACACCCTGGAATGGGTGAGGGGCCACAACGGAAACCCAGGCAACGAGTATGTGGACAATCTGTGTAACGAAGTTTTGGACAAGGAGCTAAATGAGAAATCCATTTGAAAATCTAGTGTTGGTGTTCGACACTGCTAAGGCGTACGCTGAGCGCACAGGAAAGAACTTCTGGGATGACCTCAGCCTTATCGAGCAGCGCAAAGAGATTGAAAATTACATGGAGGACCATGTGTACGACAAAGGAGGATACGGACTATGATCTACATTTTCGACATCGACGGCACTTTATCAAGCTGTTCTCATCGCTTGCATTTAATACAGAAAGAACCCAAGGACTGGCCAGCCTTCTTTGCAGCCGCTACGGCCGACGTGCCTATCTGGGAAATCATCACCGTGGCTAGGGCCTTGAGTGCTGCTGCACATGAGGTAGTACTTATGACAGGTCGCCCAGAATCCTCCAGGGCTTTAACTGTTGCATGGATGGGCAAATACCGTGTGCCTTTCAGCAGACTCCTGATGCGCAAAGAGGGAGACCATAGAGAAGACTTCGTAATCAAAGCAGAACTCTTGGAGAGCCCAGTGTTCCTAGGAGGAAAGCTTGGTGGAGTTTTCGAGGACCGTCAGCAGAACGTAGACATGTTCCGAGAGAAGGGCCTCAAGGTCTTCCAAGTTGACAAAGGAGCTTATTAGATGAACCAAATGTCTAAGCTATATCCCGAGGGATGGCTGCTCTATTGCCCAGACTGCTATGAGTATATTAAGCAATCAGATCCGCAGAACGACAGCCGACGCAAGTCAGTCGTCATAGATGATACGCCTTGCAAAGCGTGTACCGAGAAAAGAGAAGCAGAGATTCAGGAAGCACAGCAAATCATGGGTCGCCTAGGGTTACCCAAAGGAGAAGAAAAGAATGGCTAAAGGAGCAGTAGCATCGTTTTGGCGTAAGATGTACTACGATCTCGCCAACGAAGTTGAACAAGTCCTAGGGAAGGCCTTGGGGTACCCGAAGTACTCAGACGACCAGAAGAACTTCCCGGGAACCACTGAGGCAGACGGAGTGTGCGTGGGAGACTCTGTGCCGGAATCTTTAGTGGCCCAGGCCGCAGGGCATGTTGCCGATAATAGAGCAGCAAAGATGACCCTACAGGCAGTCTTGGACAGAGACTGGAACAACGAAACTCTTCGTCAAACGGCCAACATTGCTGCCAATGCCATCTACTGGAGAGATGAGCAGATCAAGGATCTCAAGAGACGCATAGTCAACTTTGAGGATGAGACCACTAGCAGAGCTACTACTAGTCTATGGTCAGAGTACGTTAAGAAGACTAACTACCCAGCAATGTTTGGAGGTCTTTTGTTCCCCGACCGACCAATCATACCTTACAAGATTGCAGTTTTCGATGACTCAGACAACGTGCCCTGCACGGCCGAGATCGAAGTTGCGTTTGAGAAGCTAGCCTCGTACTTCGAGAAGAGATCCAAGGAGAACGCTAGGCGTGCTGAGAAGGAAGAGAAAAAAGTAGAAATGGAGCAGCAAAAATCTCTCAAGGATTGGAGATACCACGAAGAAGTGGGAGCAGACCGCAGCGGCTACTACTTCTCAGGGAAGGCCGACAGCTACAAGAGAGCTGCCGAGAAAGTGAGGGAGATCCTTGGGAAGTAACATCTATATCGTAGAGTACAAGTCTCCCTTTGGGTTCTGGCACAGGCTACAATACCTCTTTGATACTAGAGCAGAAGCCCAAGAGGCCATAGAGAGAGACGCTAAAAACTACACAGTAAGATTGAAGTACCGAGTGGCAAAGTTCAAACGAGCAGACTGAAATGACAAAAGCCCCAGAGGAGCCGGATGATGAGTCCAGTTCTTCTGGGGCTTTTTGTGTTTATGAGTGTGTGTATATGTTGAACAGTCGTTCTACTTCCTGCATCAAGGTGAACTTTATTGTACGTCCGTAGTCTGCGTCGTACCTGTCTAGGAGGTCATAGATCTCCCAGCGAAGACTCTTCAGACTCGTCGGTGTGTTCTTGTCTGCGACTGGCGGCTGTGTATGCCCAGCAGACCCATTAAGCAGTTTGTCTACATAAGGATATTTCTCCGCAAAAGTAGTGCTTCCTGCCTGACCTCCCTCTTCATAGGCTCCCGGCTGGTTACCAAAAGTAGTTCCAGGCACATACTCTTCTACAACCTTGTCTACTGCTCGGGTGATATCGGACATGCGCGGCCTCTCCCTTCGGTTACGCTCTGTGAAAGGATTTTCTTCTTTGTTCTCTTTTCGTAATGAGTCCTCTTTTTTGTACGCCATTATTTTCCTCCTTGTTTCATCAGCCACTCCTCAAAAGTCTTATTGCAGAGTACTGCAGGAGATCTAGACTCCCTCAGCAGCGCGATTGCTGCCGCAGGGTCCATCCCGGCCCTGACTAGGGACAACCCAGCCAGGAGCCCTGAGCGATTCAGGCCAGCTTGGCAATGCACTAGGGTGGGTCCATTGTCACGGCAGATGTTGATCCAGCGTGCCAGGGTCTCCAGTTGCTCTTCATCTGGGATAGTACCACGGTCATAGAGCCTGACTTCCACAAGGCTATCCAGAGGCCCACCAAAGATGTACTGCTCCCAAGGGTACAGACTGATGACGTGCTTAAACAATCCCTTGAGGCTGACGCCGCCTTTGCAGCCGCCCTGCCACAGGTTCCCCTCGACGTGACTGATGAGTGGAGCTGAGAAAGGCTTGTTCCCCTCCCGGGCAATGCCTTCGATGTGGTGAGTCTTGAGATCTGCTTCCAGTTCTCTAAATTCTCTTGCGATGATGCTTGCATCTAATTCTTTGATTGATCTCATGGTTCTCCTTTTCATATTCTTCTTCGCACACCTCACAGAATTCTGCCGGAGGTACTACAGGCAGGCTGCATCGGGTACAACTTGGGTACAGTGACCAATCTGTGTAGTCGTCTTCGCCTTCACTTATGTGTTCTCCCATAGTTCTCCTTTGAAGTTTGGTGGGCAATGCAGGACTCGAACCTGCGACATCCTGCGTGTAAGGCAGGCGCTCTGCCGCTGAGCTAATTGCCCGTTATACTTCTCGCTTGTTTTGGACTAAGAGCAACAAGCTCCCATGCGCCGTCAAGAAACATCATTACCTTTGCTGGAGATTCGCTGATGTCAATTACCTGTCCATCCTCGATCCATCCGTGAAAGCATGGGTATTGAATTGACGGAGAGACTGTAAGTTCATCAACAAATTTTCCCTCACGTTTCCATAGAGGTTTTTGCCAAGGAGCGGGATTGTACCCATCCAGAGGGTTTTCAAAGTATACACACAGCCGATGGTTTGGTCCACACTTTGGACAGTCTAAGGTCATTCCTTCTCCACTGTCGGGACGAAGTAGTCCACAAAATTTAGGATTTAAATTAATCAATGGAAGCATTGCTCTCTCCTTTGAAATTTGGTTGGCGCGGCAGGCTTCGAACCTGCGACCTCTCGGTTATCATCCGAGGGCTCTACCAATTGAGCTACGCGCCAGTGGAGGGTACGTGAGGTAACGCTCCTCATTCACATGGCGTCACAGGCCACTGCCGGTCCTTCCCGGTGCCGCACCCTTGGCTTGTGGCTGAGTGAGGCACGGCCATTCTCATTTAATCCTTGACCCACTGCTTCAAGGAACCACTAGCAAGACTAGTATACCACACCACCGGCCGGAAATGCAAATCCCTTGGGGTCCTCCTGGGGCTCCGCTCGGGTCCGGTCTTCGACACCGGCGAGGGTGTCTGGGTTCCTGCCACGTCCATTAGTAACGGACACCCAAGGACACACCCAAGGACACCCTTTGTCAACCTTAGGCTCCCGGATTGTCAACCTTAAGCCTGTTCATTGTCAACCTTTGTTCATGATTCGTGAACGCCCCGCGTATATACCCCTGAAAAATTTTGGGAGTATGCTCCGCATATTCTGCGTCTAATAGACCTCCTAAGCTACGCAGGTTCCGGCCAGGGTGTGACCTATACATCACAGTGTAGAATTTACCTAGGGAGCCCCTCCGCATTAGGGAAAAATTGCACAGGTGTGCCCCCGCGTCTGCCGAGTGGGTCCCTTGCAAGGGGTGTACCCCGGGTCCTCCTTGGCCAGCCGGATCGCTCCTTAGGTAACCTGACCAAGGGTCAACCCAAGGTCCACCCAAGTGGGAAGCCAAGTCCAACTCCAGTTTGGTGGTGGGATTGCATGGTGGGACAAAGTGTACGTTCTCATGTACGCTCAGGAGTCGGGCCTCTCGGTGTGGCAGCAGAGGGAGGAGCAAGGGGTCAGGTTGGGGTCACCTCGGGTTACCTAAGGTCCGCTAAGCAAGCAAAGGAGTTAGCTTGGGAGGGGCTTGTAAGTATGTCATTCTAAAGGCCAAGGGAAACCCAAGGTCACACCGAGGTCAGCCGAGGTCAGCCCCGGGCATGCTGGGGTTACTAAGGTAACTTTGGGGAAGACCAAAGTGCTCCCAAGGTTGAGCCGAGGGAGAGTAGAGGGAGCCTGATCGCTCCTAAGTGGTTGCTATGGTTGAGCTTAGGTCAGGTGCTTGGGTGTTATAGTCAGGTAACACACCTCCTGCTTATGGCTATACCTATGATCGGTACAGTGCTTGACCTAAGCTTGACCCTAGTCCTTTCATATACATACGAACTGGCCAAGAGCTGAGCTGACCGCATACACCCTAGGGTGGCTTGGGACACCTCAGGCGCTGTCCTAGGACACCGTAGGGGGCCTGCTGGTCATATGGTGACTACCTGTCTGTCCTACTGGTGACATTCCGATTAGAGCACGGGGTTCGAACGTACATGGCAGCGTATGCGCTCAGAGTCAGCAACGATTGCTCGAAGCTCTTCCAAGGTTGCATTGCTCTTCAGAGCATTAGCACGGTAAGAGATGACACGGACATTCCCAGACACATAACCCATGGCCGGAATGATTCGGTCAAGCGAAGGGGAAGAATCACAGGGCCTGCCACTCCCAGATTGAAGCTTAAGGCCGAGCACTGGGCAAACCTCAGGAATTGAAATGTCAGCGTCAGTCAGGTTGAAAGGCAAGCCAAGTTCTGAAGCTCTCTTCTTAGCAGCGTAGAGCATTGGCTTGTAAGGTTTTAGACGCCTGAACCGAGCCCATGCTGTCATCTTAAACTCATTAGGATCATATACATCCGGGGGTTGTCTGTCTTTCATGTCTATTTGTCTCTGCTCTAGTGTTTTCATATACTTAATTATAGCATGTACACCTGCTAAAAGTCAAGTAGAAATTACACTGTGGGTAAAATAGTTCCCTCGAAGGGAAAAGACTTTCCCATTCATAGCCTGAGACCTGTTGAAAACAAAGCGACTATAGTGCTTGACCTATGGCCAGTGCTTTGCTAGTATCCATACCAGTAAGCGGTACGGACAGGATAGGCTGAAAGTAGTGGCACGGAGCAGGTAACGGTTACCGGAGCAGGCCATGCCGTAGCGGCCAGTGAGGCGACCTGAGAAACTGAAGCGGGACAGGAAAGCCGCTTCGAACACCTCCGGTGCTGACGAACCAGCCGACTCGGTCCAAGCCAAGCGATAGGACAAGAGTACGACATACGCGTGAATGGAAAAGCCGTCCGGTGTTCGAACCGGAGCGAAGTACAGCAAACGCGAAAGACTCATCAGCAAACCCGTCATGGAAGGCTAGAGCCGAACGGGGTTCAGGATGCGATGCAGTCGCGGGGAAGTTTACGGGGCCTTACAAGTCCGCTCCCTTTACTCACTGGATAACCCAGCCTATCGCGGTAACCTTACAGATTGGAAAACAAAATGAAGCACGGTCATCGTGCGAACTATCGGCACACTCCCGAGTATCAGGCATACATGCACGCTAAGCACAGATGCACAAACCCGAACCATCCCAGATTCAAATACTGGGGCGGTCGCGGTATCCTGTTTAGGTTTGCATCGTTTGCTCAGTTTCTCGCGGACGTTGGGCCAAGACCTGCTGGAATGAGGCTAGATCGTAGCAATAATGACGGGCACTATGAACCCGGCAATGTGCGATGGGTCACACCTCTGGAAAGCAACCAAAACAAGCGACAAAGGCAAAGCAAGAAGATTAAGTCTTCATCATGCACTGCACCTAAGCTGTGATTACAGGACCGAAAGGCCGCTTCACTGTTAGGCTTCAGTGCATGAATGAACACTTAGGAGGCAGCACATTATGATGGGAGCATCGTATCCAACCAAGAAAGCCCTGAAGGAAAACGTTGGCCAACCTTTGCGATACATAGAGACCAGCGCATTCGGTCTTGAGTACGTGGCAACGGGCAAGTTCTGCGTTGTTGGCCCCTCGCCTTACAATCGCAAGTGGTTCGCTGAAGTGACCATGAAAGACGGCGTCATTGCCAAGGTAAGCTAGTACCTGAATCCAATCCCGCACTGAGGAGACGATCATGACCACCACATTCACGCACAAACATTATGAGAAGCTTGCTAGCTTCTTCCGCTACGAACTGGAAGTCAGCGACATGAGAGGCACGTTTAATCAAGTGCACAACGACATTCGAGTCAACACCATCAAGGGCTTGATCCGCTTGCTGGCCAACAATCTGGCCAACGACAACCCCAAGTTCAACACACAGCGTTTCTACAAGGCCGCAGGCCTGAAGGAGACAGTATGAGCGCATATAAGCGCAAGACTGAAGACGAGTATCAGGTGCATGGGCTCTACTCTGGTGCATGGGAAGAAGTGACGTGCGAGACCACCAGAAGCGAAGCACGAGCACGGTTGAAAGAGTATCGGGAAAACGAACCGGGAACACCGTTCCGACTTGTTGTGCGCAGAGTCAAGATCGAAGCAACAATCTAAGATATGCAAGGCATGCCCTGAAGACCTGAGAAGCCCTCAGGGCATGACTGGTACATCTTAGGAGGCAACAATGCCGCGAATCACGAAGGACAATCCACTCACGAACTACATCAGCCGCGCTGAAATACAAAGCTGGCGTGACAATCACGACCGCGCCATCGTAGCTCAGGAGAACCAGAAGCTAGCACGCATCCAACTGGTGGACGCGCTACAAACTGTGCTTGAGATGTTCGAGACCAACTCTACATTACCAGCAGGGCGAACCCTACAAGAACTTGACGCTGCATTCCCACGCGGCTCTGTGTACGGCATAGTCAAGGCCGCTGTAGCACGCATTCAGGAAGCGAGACTCTAACCTTAGGAGGACACCATGACCGCACCAAAGCTAATTGCAGAACGCAGATTCGGGGATGTACGGGCGATGCTGGGCGACATCCAAGCCATGTTGGCGATTGCCAACCTGAAGTGGACCGACGTTGTATATGTGAAGACGTTCGAACCTGAAGAAGCCTACGCCTATGCCAGTATCGCTAGGCTCTGGGAAGAGAAACTGACTGATGGCAGCAAAGTTTACGAGCTGCACATCCTGTAACCCTGAGGAGGGACCATGGCGCGATATCGTGAGACACCTGATGTAGAGCGTGAGCGTATGCCAAGCGTGCAAGGCGTTTGTAAGGATTGCAACGCTGGCACGCTCAACAACGAACTGAACCCCGCCTTCGACCTGTACGACGAAGGCATAACCTGCATACGCTGTGGCAGCTCGCACGTTGATGTCGTAGCATTCTAAACAGGAGCGGGTTCGAAAGAGCCCTGCTCACCCTGCACTGAACCGTCCTCGATAATGACACGGGCCATAATGCCTTAGTGAAGGTAACGGGAGTGCAGAGTGAGCAATCCAAGGAGAGACCATGGCAAACCATAAGTCTGGAGCAGAAAGATACAACGATAGAATGGCTAAAATTTGGGAAGATGCCAAGCGTTTGGAACGTGAGCGATTGAAGCGCGGAGAGAAGCCAAACTCTAACCTCACCTCTCCAGAAGAGGCGCAGAAGTATCAGGCCTTGAGAGATGCCGTGACCAATGCCATGGAGACCTTGGCAGATGCGCTTGACCCTACCTCTGCATTGGACCGGGGAGAGATAGTAGAACTGCACAAAGAACTAACGCGTGCTAGGAAAGCACTGGAGGCAGCATGACCACAATCAAGTACAATGGTGAGACACTCGAAGTCAGCAACGATGGCCGCGTGGCACGCATCAAGCCCGAGGCCATCTATGCACTGACGCGGGACCAAGACGTACACGAGGCAGTGGCCAAGGCGATTGAATGCCGAGGTGAGCTTGTGTACGTGCCAAGCACGAGCGCTGCACGCGGCCTGAAGCCGAGGAGTGCTCAGAAGTACTTTGTCCAATAGGAGGACATCATGGGATACTTTGAAGCACTAAAAGCCGCTGGCGCAAAGCTATTGGCCAGCTCAACGTTTGGTAGTTATCAGGGCGATTGGTTTGCCAAGGTAGTTTATCAAGGCCGCACATTCTGGGTACACGGTTCGTATGGCTCGTGCTCCTACTGTGACGCTTTCCAAAGCGAATTTGATTACGCTGCGGGAGACACCTGCGACGAACACAAGTACGAAGGTGACTCACCAGAGTCTAAGGCCTGTGAAGCCTGCAAGGCCGCACCTGCTACTTATCAGGCCAAGCTGGCCGCGTTTGGCCTAGGCTACCTGACTTCAGGAGACATGACCCAAGCTGAAGCCGAGGCACTAGCAAGCCGAAACCTAGAATGGGACGAAGACGCAACGGAAATGTTGACCTTCGTACAAGCTAACGCAATCTAAACCTCAGGAGGACACCATGCATATTCAAATTGTTGAGGATGCGCAAGCACCAGCGTATGTGGTGATCGTACATCACACAGATTATGAGCAGACCATCAGATACTACCTTAGTGAGCAAGCTGCTAGGGATGAGTATGCAAAGCAGTCAGCTCTGCACAATGAAGTTTACATTGCCAAGCTTTTGGCATAACCTGTTCCAAGTCCTCAGGAGGACACCATGGCAAAGATGAAAGCAACACCCAAGTCATACTCAGAAGCAGCAGCGTTACTCAATGGTCGGGAGCAGGTCAAGCTGGGCAACAACACTTGGCTTGAACGCCTCGAAGGCCTTCAGTTCATCGGTGTGCGTTTGCACAATACGTACATCGTACGCTTCCACTACAACGGCAAGGTGACGCTCCACACTGGTGGGTACCACACGGTGACCACCAAGGAGCGCATGAACCAGTTCATCTATGGTCGCGTGTATCAGAAGGCGTACGATTGGTACTTCTACGTTAACCGTGGCACGCTTGCCGGGGAAGTGACCGTGATCTTCTCAGAAGGTATGGAGGTACAGCCGTGATCGACTACGAACGAGCAAAGCGCAACAATCCCAAGCTGAAGGCCGCACTGACACGCGCTATGAAAGTGTCGGACCCATTGAAGCGCAGCGAAGCTGTAATCGCCGCGTGTCGCAAGGCTGTGCAAGAATGGAACGAGTGGGGAGCGTGGCCGGATAACTGGTCACACTGGCAACGTGCCTTGAGTGATTCGCTGCTGAAGGCGAGGTACGCAGGCGACAATCAGATGCACGTCGGTGTCAATCAACTGGAGGACTTAGCATGAGTCGTAACGCAACTGCAAAGGCCATACGCTTGGCCAAGGAAGCACATCCTGAGCGCTACTGCACATTGACTAAGTGTCTGCGCAGAGCGCCGTGCTCCCTGCACAGCGATGTGCTTTATGTCGCAGCAGAGCATGCATCGCGTGAAGAGCAACACGCACGTTACATTGACTGCGGCCCCCAAGCATGGGACGACCGCGACTAGGGAGGCAGTATGACATGGCATCAAGCAATGGCTAAGATAGGCTCATCCAAGAGCACTGAGGAGTGGCTAAGGGCTATGGGCAGTCTGCCAACAACTGTGCGAACACGCGCAGTGTTTACAGTCGAAATGCTTGCTGGCCTAGAGTGGCAGCAAGTTGTTCCTATGCAAACTCCTCAGCATCTCTATCGCGTGGAGATTACGTGGGCTCTGGATCGCTACCGCATCACGGTGATTGATCTAGCGTCTGGGCATACGAAGCGCCGTGTGTCTTCATGGTATGCACGTACAGCAGTGGCGAGGGCTAACAAATTTCTGCGCCACTTCACAAAGCTTGAACCTCAGGAGGCAGCATGAGCTACATTGTAACCGAGCAAGAGAAAAACCCGATTGTTCCTATCTCAGAACTACCAAACGGCACGCTTGCCATTGCGATTAACGGTGGATTCAAAGGCGAGTTGTTTTACAAGAACGTCGCAGGCATTATCGGAATCTCAGTTGACCGCTATTGGGCCAGCGCTTACATGGAGAAAACTACTCGTGCTTACGTGCCGAACTTCTACGTCCGCGCCGTCACAGAGAAGCATAACGATCACACCTCGGGAGGCAGTATGAGCATTCACAACGGGCAGGACATCATCGACAGCCGGGATGTAATCGCACGCATCGAAGAGTTGCAAGACGACCGCGAGGCATACCAAGACGCCTCAAACACCGCTGCTGAAGCCTTAAAGAACGTTGCTCCTGAGGATGCCAACGAAGATCACATGTTCGAACTTCAGGACGAGGCTGACGGCACTCTGGACGAACTCAACAACTGGGACCAAGTCAACGGAGAAGAACTCAAGGCACTTCGAGCGCTAGACAGCGAAGGCCGCGATGCCACCTCAGAGTGGAGCCATGGAGAAGCTTTGATTCGTGACTCGTACTTTGAGGACTATGCAATGCAGCTCGCAGATGACATCGGAGCAATTGATCGCAACGCTGAGTGGCCTGTGAACTGCATCGACTGGAAGCAAGCCGCTGAGCAACTACAGCAGGACTACTCCTCGGTAAACTTCGAGGGTGAGGACTACTGGATTCGTAGCGCCTAAGAGAGGAGGTGGGAGTCATGACTACAGAAGAACTGACAAGCCGTGGCTTCCACGTCTTCTGCTTCACCACACGCACGGCACGCGCAGAGTTTAGCTTGCGCACTGATCCAAGCTTCGCCTGTGTCGAGGTAGACGAAGTGTACACGCCCAAGCGCTTCGAGGTTTTCTACCTCGGAGTACGGAAGCTTCACCATGTACCAGTCAAGTTCACGAGACCAACGGAGGCAGTATGAAGACTTACATTGTAGAGATCGTGGGGTACGAGGGAAAAGACACTGGCATCACGATTGACGGTGACTTTGAGGATACCGAGAACGACATTTACAGTGGCGAGAGTCTAGACAGGCTCTACGCCATTGTCCAAGTAGATGATCACGGTGCTTCCATTGTTGACAACGGATACAGATCGGTTGCAGAAGCGCATGCAACTTGGCCTGAGGCCTTGGAACCGGGGCTGGACCATCTAGTCAGTGGTGGCCGCGCATTCGCTAAGGAGATCTAACCATGGCGTTCTACAGTGAAAATGCTCAATGGAGGCGTATGACAACTAAAAGTGGTGGACGAAAACCAGCGCCAAAGAAGTACACGCTTGCAGACCTTGAGTCTGTGTCTGGTGTTACTGCGGAATTCTTCTCAACCGCAATGTCACGCACGTTCTATGAAGAGTACTGCGATGACCTAAGCGGCATGAGCGGAGTATGGCAGTATGTCAGGGATGCCGCTCTAATACTGGAGAAGGAAAGCAAGGCATTCGGCACGGCAGGCGAGGACTTTGACTGGTTTCAATCAGTGCAAGACTTCGCATGTTCTCTGATGCCAAAGCGTCTAGACCCTTCGCAGATGAGGAAGCTGGCAAAGCAAGTTCTCGCAGACAACAAATACTTTGACACGGAGGCAGTATGAACAAAGCCACATCGAAGAGCGGACGCCGCGCTGCACGCAAGCTGTTCCCCAAAGCCAAGCAGTCAACGCGACCATTCACCAGTGCGGATTACACAGCACTGCCGAGCATTCCCAACCGACCACCAACGAAGTAAAGCAACGTGGGTGTAAACATCACATCAAAGGTGGATGAAGCCCACGATCCCCTCTCTCAGGTAGGCTGAGGCAGCACATAGCAGCACATCATACGGAGGCAGAGACCATATGCAATCGAGCTGAGGCAAGCTCAGCAACGCAGGGAAAGTGTCCTGCGTGATACTACAACGCACGCGCAACTGCTTGCTAGAGATTCGCTAGGGCAGCGCCTTGTAGTGTCACGGAGGGCATCATGAATACTGTGGAGATTCGCAATCTGACTGACTTGGAGATTCGTACACTTAGGACTGCTCTGGAGACCTTGAGTGTCACTAGTCCAAGCAAGAGTACTGACCGCTGGGCCAGTGACGTTATGCTCGAAGACGATGCCAAGTTTATCAAGCAGCTTCTATGGATCGAGAAAGGAAACATCTCATGATCAAACTGGAAATTACGGACAGCCAATTCGATACCATCTTGGCAGCACTGTGGAACGCCAAGGCGCAAGCTTCCAACACTGGTACGCACGTAAACGACATGTACATCGGTTCCCCCATTGTTGTGGAACTGACTAACCTCATGGCAAAGATCGGCAACCAACGCGACTCACAAATTCGAGCGGAGGCACTCCTTGATTACCAACTTAACGGATGATGAACAGCATCGACATCCAAACGGCCTTGGCTGGGTTGCCAATACAGCCAAGGTTGACCCCAGCGTTTATGTAGGTCCGCATGCGCTTGTCTATGGCCAAGCCGAGCTGACAGACAAAGTACGCATCCTAGATGTAGCTCAGGTGTCTGGGCATGCCAAGCTAAGCGGGGACGTAGTTGTCTCACGGCATGCTTGGGTGGACGGGAACACCAAAGCAACCACTGGGCACTTCTACAAGAACGAACGGGCGCAGGCCACTAAACAGGAGCGTATCAGATGAATGAAGAAAAAGAAGAGGCAAGAGCAGAAAAACTGCATCAAGCTATTGAGGAAGTTCTCACAGAGGTGCAATGATGATCAAGGGCTACAAGCTGTTTCGCTTACGCAAGGACGGCACACTTGGGCCTTTGTTTATCGGCGCGAGACTGCGCGTGCCTGTAGGACTGTGGCAGGAAGCTCAGGGCATATACGTCAAGGGCTTTGCCTATCGTCCCGGTTGGCACGCGTGCTCTAGGCCGGAAGCTCCGCACCTATCGAAGCGCGGCAGAGTGTGGTGCGAGGTATCGCTCAGTGGCGTGCAGGAGCACCGCAGGCCTGAGACTCAGGGTGGGCTCTGGTACGTTTGCCAATGGCTACGGGTAGATCGTATAATGGTGGAGGGTGGAAAATGAAGACTCGCAACGAAGAGCGCGTTTATAAAAGTTTGTGGCACCTGCTCATTGCAGGCATGGGAGTGTATGAGCTACGCAACCACAAGACAAAGCTGTCCAAGGTGCTTGCAGTGGGCCTGATCGCGTTCCACGTAGATGCCGCACTCTGTGACGCTATGGATATTCCCACAACAATGCAACGGTGGTTGAGAAAGCTGAGGCCGGAATGAGTGGCATCATGGGTAGATGTGAAAAGTGTGGCCATGTGTTCGATGTGCTACTTGGCTTCAACTGTCCTGCATGCGTGGCTTGGAGAACAGAGCGTGTACGTGAAGCCTTCGCGCCTATTGATCCACTACGCACAGCGCTGGGGATACATGGCTTGCGCGAGGATGCCGAGCTGGATGGGGTATGGCACTGGCACGGTGACCCGGGAGAATTTTACCGGAAGATGCAGCATAGGGAAGAATACCCGGGGCGGCTATGTGCGCCCAACGAAAATCAAGCAGAGGTACCCCGAGGGTGCAAGATGCCGACATCTGAAGAAGCTCAGGTGTACGAACTCAAACGAAGATTCAGACTGTAACAACGGAGGATACAATGGTTTACTTTGACAAAGTTTTCGAAACGCACGAACAAGCCGACAAGTTCATTGAGGAATACTACGCTGCATACCACCCCGCTGGGTATGGTACGTGGTGTCGTAAAGAAGACTTGCCGAACGATGGTGGGGTGAAAGTCAAAGTCAGTCGCGGATCGTCTTGCGACTAAAGGAGAAAACATGAGAGGTTTCGTAGCTCTGGCTCTGCTCGTACTGGTACCGCTAGCCTTAGGCTTTCCCGCGCTTTGGCTAGTGGTGGTCCCCATGGTGCTGTGGCTGCTGGGGAGTGACAAGGTACGCTTAGGAGATGATGACCTATGATCGCAGAGATGCTGAAGTTTTTCGCTGGTCAGTTTGTAATCTGGGTAGTTGTAGCGTCCACACTCAAGGCGGCAGGTTTATAATAATAAGAAGGGAGACAACATGCTACGTTCCTATCAGCAAGAGCAACTCGATTCCGCTTTGACCGAATACGTTAGTGGCGTCAATCAGCAACTGTTCGTTGCCGCGACAGGCACAGGGAAGACTGTGATGTTTTCCAATCTGCCGGACAAGTTCAAGCATGTTCTCCCCGGCAAGATGCTTGTGACTGTGCATCGTGAAGAGCTGGTCAACCAAGCCATCTCTGCTATTCGCCACTGGAACCCAAGCCTAAAAGTAGGCAAGGAGATGGCCGAGCACTTCGCGGATACTGACTGCGATGTGATCGTGTCGTGCATTGCCAGCATCGGACGCGAAGGTGCAACGCGCATGGAGCGCTTTGGATGGGACAATATCGACAAGTTCGTCATCGACGAAGCTCATCACGCCATCGCTTCAACGTACATGAACGTGCTGCAAGCCGGAGGATTCTTACAGCCGGGAACCAAGAAGCTGCTCATCGGAGTGACAGCTACGCCCAAGCGCAAGAACCTGACGCGCACTGAGAAGAAGCAGCTCACCACACTGGACGACGAGGAGATCGTCTCGCTCAAGAGTGTGTTCAAGAAGATCGTACACAAGTACACCATACGTCAGGCTATTCGTGACGGCTGGTTAGTTCCATTGCGCGGACTCAAGCTGAAGACTGAGACCGACCTGAGCAACGTCAAGAGCACTGCTGGGGACTACCAACAGGACCAACTGTCTGAGGCAGTCAACACAGCAACACGCAACCAGCAGATCGTGAAGTTCTGGCTGGACCATGCTGAGCAGCGCCATACCATAGCTTTCACTGTGGACATTGCACACGCTAAAGACTTGGCCCAAACGTTTGCAAGTACAGGCGTGAAGGCTGAGGCCATCTGGGGAGTTGATCCAGACCGAGCTGAGAAGCTGGCAAGGTTCAAGGCTGGGGACATCACAGTCCTATGCAATTGCGCTTTGCTGACCGAGGGCTTCGACGCGTGGCAGGTACAGTGCATCATCCTCGCGGCACCTACCAAGAGCAGCTCCAAGTTCACGCAAGAGGTAGGGCGAGGCACACGTCTGGAAGAAGGCACTGGCAATCTTCTGGAAGCACTCAAGGCAGGCAAGTTTCTGCGCAAGAAAGACTGTCTCATTCTGGATGTGGTGGACAACAACAAGCGTTGCTCACTGGTGACATTCCCTAGTCTGTTGGGATTGAATCCAGACTTCGACCTGCAAGGTAAGTCTGTTACAGCAGCCATCGAAGAGATCGAAGTGTTACAAGAGAAGAACCCCGGCATCGACTTCGCACACCTCACTGACTTGAGCAAGGTGAAGATATATGTCGAATCGCTGGACATGTTCTCAGAGCCCTACACCCAAGAGGTGAAAGAATTCTCTGAGCTGACATGGATGCAGACTCAGGACGGTGCGTACGTCCTCTCTGTGCCTGAAGCCCGGGAAGTGAAGGAAGCCAAACAGTACTGGAACTTCCAACACGAGAAGCTCCACATCACGCCCAACGAACTGGACGAGTACGAGCTGAGCATTACAACGGTGAACACCGACCGTAAGCTTGGCACGTACAACACGCTCCAAGAGGCATTCACAACAGCTGATGAAGTCGTGCGTAGATGCCGTGCGGATCGTGTGCGTTTGCTCAAGCGTGAGGAGTCGTGGCACGCTGGGCCTGCAAGCGATGCAGCTAAGAAGTACCTGAGGACACTGACCAAGGGCAAGCCATTCCTCTATTGCCTGTGCGCGGGTTCAGTAGGCACAGTCTGTGGAGCATGCATGAAGCAGAAAGGCATTACCGCAGGACAGGCCGCACTGGCCATCAACAAACTCAAAGTCAAATAAGGAGAACAGTTATGAACAGCAGAGAACTCGCAGTAGAACTTCGCAACGTCGCAAACTTCTTGGACACACGCCCTGAATTCGAGTTGCCTTCGTACTACAAAGCGAAGCAGTACATCACGTTCTGGGATAAGCAGGAGTTCATAGAGGCTGCGAAAAGTTTGGGAGACGCGACCAAAGACTATACAGACTACGACTTCCAACTGACATCCAAGCATGCCCCGGTGGTTTTCAGCATTGCGCGGGACAAGGTCTGCAAGAAGACGGTGACCTTCGATTGCGAACCATTGTTCAGCATAGCAGAAGTGGAGGCGTTTTAGTGGCTTGTGAGAAATGTTGGACAGATGCGTACTTCCGACATCGGTACCTTGATCCCAACAAAAGCCAGTCGGATCACTACCATGAAATATTGGCCGAACGAGTGCTGAAGCCCTGCTCCGAAAAAGAGCAGGCAGGGGAAATAGGAGAAAAAGAATGAAAAAAGTAATTGTAATTGCTCTGGTGTTTCTGGCAACACTTCTCGTCGCGGAAGAGAAGTACCGCATAGAGCGCTTGTCCGGCCAGCAACTAGGAAACGGTTTGCAGGTAGTTGCTTATCACGATACAGAGAGCGGTATAGAAATTTTGTGTTTCTATGACAACTCCGACGCTACTAACGGCATGCACTTGAATACGGCGATTCCACAAGGCATTAGCTGCGTGACTACGGGAAGGCGGTGGACGAAATGACGTACATGACACAAGACATGTTGCCGGATACGTACATCTTGCTGTTCACGTTCTTTGGGCTTGGACTAGTGGGCCTGGGAGGCTTAGTCTTCCTAGGCTATGTCGTAGTCAAGCGCATCACTACACGGAAACCACAGACCAAATGGAAACGCGACTGGGCAAAGATTGAGGAGGACCTAAGCCGATGAAGCTAACCGAGAGGGCAAGCACATACCTACGCGAGCATGGCATCACTCTGCTTCGCATAGGTGTGCAGGGTGGTGGATGCAGCGGCTTTCAATACCTCATAGAAGAGCCCGGGCCGGAAGACCAGTCTCCTCTGCCTGCTGACAAGGTCTTCACGTTCGATGGCGTCACTGTCTACGTGGACCCCATGTCCTACATGTACCTGTCTGAGTGCGAAGTAGACTATGTCTCGTCTCTGGAGATGTCCGGCTTCGTCTTCAACAATGCAGCGGCCAAGAGTACCTGTGGCTGCGGAAAGAGCTTCAACTCATGACGCAAAAAGTAGTTGATAAAGAACTACTAAAGCTGACCAAGCGTCCCCCGAAAACAAAGGCTGAGAAGAACTTTCACGAGTGGCTGCTGTACTGCAAAACAGTACTAGAGAAAGGAAAATCATGACTCCATCACTTTTAGCAATCCTCGCTCGCTTCGATGGTGATCCCAAGCAGGCCCGGGATTACTGTGCAATCATGGCCTTGACCTACCCAGCTCTGGCCGAGGAGTACCAAGGGTATGCTTACGCTCTGGAGGAGGAGTTCGTATATGAACCACTACGTGATCATCGACGGGCAGCTACAGCGTAGTTCTCCCGAGACCAAGCGCTGGTCACGTAGGGCTGCTAAGGAGGTTCCTAAGAGTGCCCCGGAGGACATGCACGAGAATGTGCAATATCCAAAAATTGCACAAAACACAGATTGGGAGATCATTGAATCTCTGGAGGAACACGAATGAACGGAAAGAAAATGCTAACGTGCCCAAAGTGTGGTCGCTCAATTTGCATATACGAAAGGTGTGTGACCTACAGACCCGCAAGCTCTCCGCATCCTATTTTCTACAAACACCGATGCGCGGACAAGTTGACAAAGTGACCAAAGTTTGGTATAATCATTACACTGGTCAATACGAAGGAGTCACATGAAGGGTGCGTTCATCGAAGCAACTCTGCCGGAACTTAAGGGCGGGAAGATGTATCAATCAGGGCGAGGCGAGGGAGCCAATGCCAAAGCCGCCATCAGCCGAGCAATGGGTGACATGCTCAAGAAGATCAAGGGAAAGCGCATCAGCATCATCCAAGCACGCATCACATTGACAACCAAAGTCGAACAGGAGGTCGCTCATGAAACTGAAGTTTAAAGATATCCTCAGCAATCCCTACCGCGACCTGAAGAGCAATCCTCTGCTCAAAGATAAGATTGTCGAGCTGGTCGCTTCCATCAACACGACGGGCTTCTGGGACAACGTCGTGGTACGCAAGAACAAAGCCGGGAAGTACGAGATCGCTTGCGGTGGGCATCACCGCATTGCCGCCGCCAAGGAAGCAGGGCTCACCGAGGCTGACTTCATAGTCAAGGAGTTCACAGACGCGCAGATGATTCAGGTAATGGACGCCGAAAATCGGGAAGTCTATGCCTCAAGTCCTGCGTCTGTGATCGAGTCGGTCAAGGCTGTAGTGGCTGCACTGACTGATGGGACCATTCCCGCATTCGAGGTGGACCCCAAAACAAACGCGCAGCACATACGCTACGCACCCTCATACGTCGCTGGAAAGGAACCCGTTGCAGGTGCGCGAGCATACCCATATACCTCTACATTGATTGCCAAGTTCCTAGGTAGGGTATACCTAAATGGCCGAGCGGACACAGCGGTTGAAGCTGCTTTAAATTTCTTGCACCTGAAAGAGATGGGAGCTATCACTAACGCCATACTCGTGAAGGACAAGCAACCCATCACCGCTAGAAAGCTATTTGACATCACTGCGGACATCAAGAAGCGCACCGAGACCATAACGGAGCGCCGAGGAAAAACCCAAGAAGAACTGAACAAACTCCGCGAACAACAGCTAGCCGCACAGGCCAAAGCCAAAGCCGATGCCAAGCAAGCCGAAGACGAGCACAAGGCCCTCCTGAAGAAGGAAGCTGACGCAAGGCGCGAGGAGAACAACCGCAAGGCTGACGCACTGGCCAAGCAGATCAAGGAGAAAGACGAACGCGCAAAGGCCAAGGAAGTTCTGAACCAACTAGCGATGGCTGACTTAGAAGCGAAAGTCGCTCAGAAGAAAGTCTGGGAAGCGGAGCAGCGCGTGCAGGATGTGTACCTTCCAATCCGACGAGATGTAGAAGTCATGCTTGGTAAGTTCGAGACCATGGTGTCTGAGCGCAATCCTCTGCGTGAAGACGTGAAGGCTCTGGCAAAGCTCAAGGCATTACGGCCGGAAGATCGCAAGCGCTTACGCACTGCCGCCGTAGCCGTGGCAGATTGGTTTTCCTCATGGGTAGCAGCACAGTTCGCACCGTTGCCCACTGCGAAAGCCGAGCTGAAAGAAATGGCTAAGAAAGAAAAATCGAAACGGTCAAAGGAGACCTAATGGAAACCAAGAAGTACATTGTGCAAGCGCATTTTGACTGGGGCTGGAAGCGGTCTGGAAACACAGGAGCTGATGGCAAGTACACCAAAGAGAGCGCACAGAGACGCGCTCGCTATCAGGAAAAGAACGGAATGGGACTCAAGTACCGCATCAAGGAGATCAAATGAAAACTAAGAAATACATCGTGCAGTTTATGTTGCCAGCCAGCCGTCGTTGGGTGCAGTCTGGTAATACGGGGTCTGATGGCAAGTACACCGAAGGAAGCGCACAGAGACGAGCCCGTTACCAAGCACGAAAAAATGAACTTGAATACCGCATCAAGGAGAGCAAATGAGAAAGCTGATTGAAGTGAAGGAGAGTCACATCAAGAACGGCAAGCCACGAAGTTATTCCTCTTGCCCCATTGCCTTGTCTCTAAAAGAGTATGGATACAAAGCAGTAGGAGTGGATGACGACTGTGCAGAAGTTGATGGGTATTCTGTAGAGCTACCTACAAGGGCTACACGTTTCATACACAAGTTTGATAACAACAGGCCTGTGAAGGCTTTTAAGTTTTGGCTTAACGACCTGATAACGGAGGCTCAGTGAGAACGGACACCCAAGTAATCCATAGCGATGACATAGGTGAGGTCGTGGGCAGCTTCTATGGTGTCCCTATCAACTCCTTGAATCCCATTGCCTCAGAACTGAGGGAACTGGACGATGCTCAAGTTCGTGCTAGGGCTGGCCTAGGTACTGAACCAAGCCTTGCTGAGGTTCTTCCTGGGGAAGTTGCCAAGGACAACCTCATTCGACGCGAGACGACCGCTGAAGTCGTAGGTGAGACATTCTACGCCGAGGATATTCCTAAGGGACGACAAGTGCCCATCTCAGAAGTCCCTGATGGAGTCTTAGTAACTTGGCGTCCGAACAACCTTGAATTTGCCGTCATCCACGAGGAGGTGACCGATGAAATTTCCACACAAGGACGATAAGGACATGGCAGCTCTAGCGCGTCTGCCAAGCACAGCGTACGCTCACGACGACAGGCCTTACTTGTCTACCCAACGCTATAGCCTGAGCCCTGACTTCGAAGCCAGTGACGTGGTTGCTAAAGCCCGAGTGGACATGCAGTCTGCTCAGGAAAACCAATGGTGGATGAACCAGTGGAAGGAGAGCACATAATGGAACTGAATGACTTTATTTTGTTGGCCGCTGCATCCATTAGAGCAACTACCCTGAATGTTAAAAGGTATGAATATCTTCTCCGAAAAGAAGCTGTGGAAGAGGCCAAGCTTTTGTGGGAAGAAGTCCTCAGACAGGACCGAGAGCGATAATGGGAAGTGCAGAAAACTTTCTGAGCAGGTTCGGTGGAGGCGCAGAAGCCGTGCCTGAGACCAACCTGCTCAGCGCCGGAGCGCCAAACGCTCTGGCTTCCTTCATGGACACATTCACAACGTCCATGGAGATTCTGTGGTTTTACAATCACACAGAAGAGGTTCGTTACAACAAAGAAGATCACGTTTATTTTCGTGTGGACCCGGACCTCGGCAACCTGATAGAATTGTACGGAGTCACCAATGTCCTGAAGAAAGCTATTGATCGCTCAGTCATGCTCGTACCGTGGGCAGCTAAGATGGCGATTGAGAAGCTGCTGAGGACAATCCCAGTTGTACAGGACACCTCGGGAGTTTCTTGGATCGCTCCAATGACTCTCACAGACTTCACCAAGCTCGCCTTGGAAGCCAAAGGTGCACACAAAGAAAAGCTGGAAGAGGCTGGGGACATCGGGCACATTGCGCACCTGTGTCTATCTGATTCCATTCAGCACGCGATTGATCACACGAACAGCACAGTACTTGAACTGCGCAACATTCCGACTGACGAGAAAGCCAAGGCGTGCGCTGAGGCTGGCTTAGCATGGATGCGGCTACACAATGTGCGCTGGATAAAAACTGAACAGAAGATCTATTCCCGTGAGTACGGTTACGCCGGGACCATGGACGGGCTCGCCACAGTGGACTCCTGTGGTGACCCGTCGTGCTGCACTGAGCAATTCAAGGATCGTCTATCGCTCATCGACTTCAAGAGCAGCAATGCTTTGCATATCGAGTATCTTTTTCAAACAGCGAGCTACCAACACGCGGAGCAAGAAGAGCAGGGCCTTGACATCAAGGATCGCTGGATACTTCGCCTCGGCAAGAACGAAGAAGAAGCTGGAAAGTTTGAACCATGGCACTGCACGGCTAAGGACTTCAAGGAAGACTTTGAGGGCTTCTTAACGTGCCTTGCACTCAACAAGCTTCTGGACTCCGTAAAGGAGCGCATGAGCCTGCAAAAAAAGGGCGTACGCGAAGCCAAGAAACAACTAAAGGCTATCCAGAAAGAAATAGACAAAGCTGCGGCCAAGGTCAAGAAGGAAGCCGATAAGGCACAGCTAAAGTTGGACAGAGCAGCTGAGAAAGAGAGGATCAAAGCTGATGCGAAGAAAGCCAGGGAGGAAGCCAAGCTTGCGAAGACACAAGATGCTAAAGAAAATACCTTGGTACCTGAGGACGAGGTGAAGCATGCTGAAGTGGAGCGAGTCAAAGAATCAGTATTGCCCATTGTGTCCGAGAATGCCGAACCAACCGACGTTTGCGTACACACTGTGGAACGACCCAAGCATGCAGAGGCACCTGCTATCCCACTCGTGGTTGCAGATCCTGTTTCTTCATCTCGGCCTATTGAGGAAGAAGCCCCAATAGAACGCAAGCCGTTTGTGGTACCCATGGAGGGATGATGACACCAGCGGACGTTATCAAGACAATAGAGGAGCTGGACCCTACGAAGGACTGCTGGTTCGTCAGACACAATGACGACCAGCTGGTGTACATCGTAGGACATCTGCCTGATGGACAAAGAGTCTGTACAGCACTTCCCACAGCTATTCACAAAACTGAAATCAAACAGGAGAAACAATGAGCGATGCACTGGTAGTACTGAACAACAACACAGCTATAATGTCTGGGGGCGTAGGTCTCGGCTCCTCGATTTTCAAAGCACGCCCTAGCTTTCTGGAACTGGTCCATAAGAGCAGCCGTCAAGAGAATGTGGTGCCCGGGGAATTCCGAGTGTTGTCAACGAATGAGCACCTGGGCAAGACCATTCGCGCAGTGCTCTTGGCCGTACCTCAGCCACGTCGTGAGTGGTACCGTGATCCCACCGTGTTCTCTAAGGACAACAAGGCATGCTTCTCGCTGGACGGCATTCGTCCACATGACCGTGCAGCTGACCCTCAGGCCATGTACTGCGCAAAGTGCCCCAAGGGAGACATCAACTGGAACACATGGCGCAAGACGAAGGACCCCAAGGATCTCCCTCCGTGCGGTGCGTATTGGCACTTGTTACTCGCTGATCGTGCAACACAGACGCCTTACTACCTCGACATCAAGGGCACAAGCGCTTCGCCCTTCAAGCAAGCCATGGAAACTCAGATGTCCGGCCTGCTTGCGAAGTTGATGGCCAATGTACGTGCTGAGAATAAGCAGCGCGGATATTCGCTAGTGACTCTGCAAAATCAGGAAACCGGAGAGCAGTTCCAAGAGTTCCGTACGACGCCTGGGTTTACTGTGCCAGAAACTGGGCAGCTCCCAATCTTGCCGATGCCGAACATCTTTGACATCAGCTTCGATATCTACGCTGCAAGCAAAGATGGTGGACCGTACGTCATGGGCTTCAAGAACTTTGCTCTAATGAAGCCTGAGGACAAAGCTGAGTTTGGTCAGTTGTACCTCGACCTGATGCAGCAACGCGCAGAAGCACAGCAAGTGCAGCAGAACGACGAAGCCGAGGTAGATGCGGCAGTGGCCGAAGCCCCTGCTCAGCAAGCCAAGGGTGGTGAAGTTCTGCCGCCAATCACAATCTAAAAAGGAGAAAATAATGTTGAAAATAGAACTCAACGGGGAAAGGAACTATGAGCTTGCTAAGTTGTCAGCCAAGCTTATCGACGGAGACTTAGTGATCACTGACGAAACCGCTGGTTGGTCTCTGGTTGCTTTGCGTATCGTGGACAATAAGATCAACCTTGTGCGCTACAACAGCATCGCTGATAAGAATTACAACACAGACAAACAGGGCAGGCTTGTAGAAGTGCCCGAGTAGGTCGTCGCGGCGACGTTAAGCCGATGGTGGAGGCGTGCGGTTCTACAGGGGGAGGGCTTAGCGGCCCTGGTGGAAATCTGAGCACTAAGGTGAGGCAAAGATGAAATCTCAGATATGAACTCCCTTCCCCTGTAGGGCCGTACGCCCCGTAAGTTATGGATGTATGAAGCTGAGGTACGAGTTGCAAGACCCGGTTTCGATACCGGCAGGTCCACCACAACGCTTCAGGTATAACGGCATTACCGGCGTACACCCGGAGAGCGGGTCTCGCTGAAGCGTTTTGATGGGCCTGAAAGGTTTCGATTGCGACTACGAGACAGCAGTGGACATCCCGAGATGACGTGGCCCTCGTTAAAAGGACACGTAACAACCAACCGCGACTGAAAAGCCGATGGTTATGGCAGCTGCCGCAGGGCGCTAGCCATAGGGTGGGCAGGGTCAAACCTGCCCTACCGATTTTAGATTCAGATGTACAAACCCAAACAGGAGAAACAACATCAATGAAGTACCTTAGCTCCATCTTAGCAATTCTCGTTCTTTCCATTGCGGCCTTTTCTCAGGATTACCCAGTAGGCCCGAACGTAGGCAAGGCAACCACGCCGTACGCAACCACCAACTTCTCGGCCACATTCGACGGCCCAGTGACTGCAATGTTGCCAACGAGGAATGGCGAGAACACCAGCACCGATTACAAGTACGTTTCTCAGAACGGCAAAGTTGCAGAAGCAGTCACGGTTCGCTTTATTGACCATGACATTGCTGTGGACTATACGTCCTCCGACTTCTACGCCAACGACGACCGCACGGGCGGCACGGTAGACACGGCTAACACCAGTCATGATTCGTGGAATGGTGCGCCGTTCACTTATACGTACCGTACCTTTACGCTCGATGGTGTGATACTGACCAAGCGTACTCGTTACATCATCGTGAATGCTCGTGAGGCCATCTTCATTCAGCAAATCACGGCTGTTGGATATGAAGATCGGCCGGAATGGCTGGACTTCGAGTACTCGTTACGCATCAAGTGAACGAACAATGGGGAGGGTCAAACCTCCCCTCTATTTTTCTGTTAAGGAGGAAAATAATGGAAGAACATGTCAAAAACATTCTGGCTTTAGCCTGGGCCTCGTTCGATACGCCGCTCTGGCACGCTCGTAAAGAGATGCAAGAATACCTTGAGAAACATTTTGAGCTAAAGAAAGTAGCCACAGCTGCCGACGCTGCGGAAGGTTGGAACGGGCGCATGCCTAAGTACTTCTAAGGAGAACCATGGAGCCCATTGTAATCGTAGGAGAAGCCGTAGCAGGCCGAGAAGCCAAGCTAGCCGCTCTGCGTAAACGCATACGAGCCTTGGCCAATGACATAGAGATAAACACCTTCGACTTGGCTGAGGCTTTTTTTCAAGCTCAGGAATCCCATTGCTATGTTGAGTGGGGCTTCGAATCTCTCGGTGAGTACGCGTCGTTGGAGCTAGGCATCAAGCATAGGAAGGCGCAGTACCTCGCTCGAATAGTTCGTGTCTGCCGTGCCTGTGGAGTAGCTAGGAAGGACTACGAGCCTGTAGGTGTATCCAAGCTTCGCGTCATTACAGGGTTGGACCCTGAAAGCTCCTTCTTCAACACAGAGACAAAGACCAACGAGCCCATGGTTGAGCATATCGTGCGCCTTATTGCTGAAGCTCCTGAACTAACCACAGTTGAAGTAGAGGACGAAGTGCAGCGGCTGATGGGCAACGTGGGCGAGAATGCCATGGTGACTAAGAGCTACCGAGTCACCAAGAGTGCCTATGAGAACACCGTGCAACGTTGCTTCGAGTCAGTACGGAAGCGACTAGGCAGCAAAGGCCGGGACGGCACAGGTGCAGCCGTGGAGTATACGGACGGCAATTGCTTGGAAGCTGTCTGCGCCGAGTACAATAGTGATCCAAGAAATTTCATGGAAGAGCTGGACGAAAGCAAAGAACAAATCGAAGTACCGGAGGAACCAAATGCACACATTAGAGATGTCACCGGAGCACCCGTTCATGTGGCTAGCGAGGAAGCAGCACAAGACTCACTTCCGAGAACGCACGTCCCGTTCATCGTACCTACCGAAGACTAATACCCTGGGTCTCTATGATGGAAGCGCAGAAGCCCGGGCTATCGTGAACAACGCTATGCAAGAAGTGGAAGCAAGAGAAGTGCTTGCTGCTTGTATACTTTTGCATGTCCTGCACTATCTAAAAGGTATGGACACTGTGGAAGGCTCTTTTACTGCTGAGTTCTTTGAGGGTACTGATCCTTTCAAAGAGGAAGAAAAGGACTTTGAAGACTCCGTGGAAAAGAACAAAGAATTACTGGAGAAACTCTCTGATGAGTCTACGTCTGGAAGTTGAGGAGTACCGTGCGCTCTGGATGAGCGTCCTTGAACGTGACGGATGGAGATGCCGTAATCCCAGGTGTGGTATGAGAAATAATCTTCATGTGCACCATGTAATTTATAGAAGTGAATTAGGGCCGGACGAAAGCTGGAACCTAGTCACTCTGTGCAGCGATTGTCATGATGCTGTACACAACTACAAGCTCTTCATCGGTGTTGGTCCTGACTGCACGATAGGGGTTGGTGGTGGGGCTGACGGACGTTTGATCTTCACAGGAGGCTATCTTGCTAATTATTCTGGCACATAACACAACTGGGACCAAAGAGGACGGCACCTCAGACTACAATGTAGAAGCCAGAGTTAACGAGCGAGTGATTGCCAAGATGGTCGTCAAAGGCCACATCAGAAACGCAGGCGCGGCAGTACTGCTCAGGAAAATAGCCGACACTTGGGAGAACGGAGCAGGTTATCGCGCTCCTTAAGAAAAGAGAAAATAATGAGAACACTTAATATGCTTCTGATTGCGCTGGCACTATGTTGTACACCCGCGCTCGCTAATAACTGTAAGGGCAACGACGCACGAGACCACGCCACGACCGAAGGCAAGGGAGACGACCACGGCAAGGGGGACGACAATTGCAAGACACATGAGCCCGAACGTCCCGAAAGACCCGAGCGTCCCGAACCTCCCAAACACATACGGCCCACTCCTCCCCCAGTCAACGTAACAAGCACTAATACGAACACCAACACCGCGACATCTTCATCCAGCAGCACAGCGTCTGCTAATGGCAACGGCAACAACTCGAATAACACCACGGTAGAAGCCCCCAAGATTCCCGTGTCGTCCGCTATTACTCCTCCCATCATGCCTACCGTGCCTTGCTTCAAGGGTTTCGGTGGCAGTGCTCAGACCATGGCCTTCGGCGCATCCTTCGGTGGTGGTAAGATCGACAAGGGCTGCAACGCTAGAGAGCTGGCACGATCCTTCTCAGGACCACAGACGGTTGCATCATGTAAGATTCTGTTGGCAACCAAGGAAGCAAAGGCCGCAGGGATCACCATGGAAGACTGTCTTCCTCCTCTGGTACTTACTCCTGTAGCTGAACCTATCACCCCGGTAGTTGCTCCTATTCCCGTCACCGTGAACATTGTGTTGCCGAACGGTGACTTTCTTGAAAGTAAGCGAACGGTGACACCGAGTGTTACAAAGAAGGCTGTACAACGTCACAGACACATGACACCTAGCTGCCAGAACGTCGTGCAGTAGGTTTGCAAAGGAGAAAAATAACATGAACAGAATTTCACCGAGCACTACCAGAAAACCTAATGGTAAAGTGAAAGACCTTAAGAACGGTTCCATAGTAAGATGGGGTGGTGGTTTTTACGTTGTCCTTCTTTACATGGCCAACGCTTCACAAATCGGAGCAGTTTCTCTGCAAGACGGTGGCTATCTGACCCCAGATACTGTCGTGGAAATTGTGCCTGCGGGAGATGTACTCACACTCACAGTCGGTGAATAGGAGAATTGACATGTTGAAATGGACTCTGGTACTTTGCTTAGCCTTCCTCCTTGGCATTACAGCAAGTGCCAGGGTCCGTCCGCGAGGGCACAAAAATTTTCCGGCGACACACGATTCAGTGCATTTGGAAAATGAAGTTGCGAATTCCATGGGGGCCTACAGGTATTTTACTCAGGCCCAAGTGGACACAGATGTGATTAACCGGCACCTTTCTGCCATTCATGAGTGCACAGTGTACGTAGTCGCACCAAAGCTGTCGATTGAACGCAGATATGCACTGCCTGCCACAACTGCTTTTCTGTACGAGCTGTCCAAGGAGTACTACGAAGTATTCAAGCAGCCACTGATGGTAGACAGTGCAATTAGACCCGCTACAGTGCAACGCGGCTTGCACATGCGCAATGCTGCCCCTGCGTACGGAGAGAACGCAAGTAGCCATGAACGCGGCACTACTGTGGATCTCTCCCGCAAGATGAGCAAGACTGAGTACAAGTGGCTGATAGTAAAACTGCTGTACTACAGAGCGATAGGGAGAATCCTGGTGATCGAAGAACGACATTGCTTTCACATTTTCGTCATAGGAGACCTGTCGCAATGACAGACTTTTGGACTACAGACAAGCGTTTGCGTAAGGCCCTAGACGACATTCATCGTCAACTGGTGTGTCACTGTGGTTGCTATAGACATCACGGACTCGATTGGATGCCAGAAGGTTCTGGTGAAGGACTAGCTGAGGCTATGGGAATTCTGCGGGACCTGTTAGACGAAGGCACAGGTACCACCTGCAAAACTACTAAGGGGTATCCTAGATGCACCTCAGGGCCTCTACGACACAAGTACATTCATCGCATCGTAGCAGCAGCTCTTATCGGCCGAGAGCTGGAACGCTCCGAGGAAGTCCACCACAAAGATGGGGACAGACGCAATTTCAACTGGGACAATCTGCTCGTGCTAGGCCAGAAAGATCATGGCTGGGTCTCAGCTAAGCAAGCATGGTACATGAAGGAAATAGACGTTAAGCTGAAGACTGAATGGGAAGACTTCATGAAGTCTGAGGAGAAGCGTTTCGACGCTGAAGTACGGGCCTGCAAAGCTGATGGCCGTGCATACGGAGTAGAAGACGGAACAATGAAAGAAAGATTCGAAGGAGGACGCCTTGGAATTCCCAGCACTAGCACGTAATATGTACGGCATGACCAAGCAGGAAGCTCTACTCAACGGTATATGCGTAAGATGCAAACTGCCGCCAACCTTCTACAGCATGGCAGGCCGCGCAGAGTACCCGATCACCGGCCTATGTGAACCATGCTTTGACCTTGTCACAGAAGCATTTGACCTTGTCACAGAAGCAGAAGAAGAGCCCATGGAAATTAAACAGAGCATCCCTATGACGGACGCTGAATACGACTTTGAAACCATAGCCAGCAGCCAAGCATACAAAGACGCAGAGAGGCTAGGACTCGAAGTGGTTCTGCCCCAGGACAATCAGCTGCAGATCGACATTGACGACGAGGCGTCCTACCAAGTATACTTAGGAAACCTTAAGCGCTACAAGCTGCACTTCGCAGACAACCCAGTCATCGGTGAAGAGATCCATCCCTCGAAAAGCAACGTGTTTGAAAAGAAGCACATCACGGTAACCTTGGCAGAGCCTATAATTTCTAAGGGAGGATGGCATCGTGATAACGAAAAACGTATTCTTCTCCAAGTTCTGCTAGGGTCAGACCCCGTGCGTGAGATGCTGAGCTACATCAGACTGATTAACGATGACGAGCATCCTACGCTGTTCATGGAGAAACCTGCGCAGAAGCTGCTTGAGACGCCTCCTGATCACCTTATGCTAGGGCCGGGAGACTACGTAAAACCAAATAACGAAGACACCTGGATCAAAAAGCAAGCGACAGAAGAAGATGGAGCATACTTATGAGCGACATTCCTAGCATCACCGAAAGCCAAGTAGCACTGATGAAGCTGGTCTGTTTTGACCCGGAGATGTCCGTGTTCTCTCAGACCTCCCCCAAGCCGTCTGACCCACTGCAAAGCGCTATTGATATGCGACAAGCTGCGGACGACGCGGATCGCTTAGCTTCCCTAGGGTTCCTGAAGAACATCACAGCTGACCATCAGGAGCGCATAGATCAAATGGGCGCGAACACAGGACGTATGTGGAGAGTCTTTGAAATTTCGGCAATGGGACGAGCGATGTTCCAAGCTACTACGAGCACTACGGTTCACTAAGGAGAAACCATGAAAACAAAAGCCATCATTGAAGGTTTACAAGTCCTTCTTCCATTCTACAACGACCAAGACGGGTTCCATAACGGAGCTGAACATGATACCTTCTATGCTTACGCTACAGACACTGAGCTGCCAGAAGCAGCGGTAAAATGGTTGATAGAATTGGGATGGTTTCAACCGGATGTTGAGTATGAAGACGACTTCTTGCCAGAACATTACGATCCCTCTGAGGGGTGGGTAGCTTACTTATAGAAAGGGTAACCATGTCGAAAGCAATTCCCGAGAACCTGCGAACCAGCAACGCTCTGAAATTCATAATCGAGCAAGGCTGGAACTGGCAGGGCGATGGCAGCGGTGGACAAATTCAAATAGAGACGTGCCCTTTCTGCAACAAAAAAGACTTCAAGCTCTATATGGCAGTCGGAGACCCAAGAGAGACCAGTAGAGATGGCCTTTGGTTCTGTCACCACGGTTCCTGCGCTAAGACTGGGAACCTCCGTACGCTGGCCGAACATGTAGGCGTACGCATAGCCGGTGTGGACTCGCGCAAGGAGTGGGCCGGGAGTGGGGACAGCAAGCCGGACACTCTGCCTGATGTTGAGCTGTGCCATGCAACCCTACTAGGTGACGCGGAAGCTATGGATTATTTGTTGAACGTCAGAGGCTTCTCAAAGGAGATCATTGAAAAACAAAAGCTTGGACTCAAAGAGAAAGTCTGGTTCCGTGAAGCGGGGGAATCGAAAGCCCTGGTCATACCCTATCTCGTTGGCGGAAATGTTGTCTTCGCAAAATTCAGAACGCTTCCTCCGAAACCAAAAGACTTTGTCACACCTTCTGGCTGGGAAGCTCCTCTCTATAATGGAGAAATTCTCCAAGAAGGACTCAACGAAGTCATCTTCGTAGAGGGCGAAGCAGACGCCATAAGTATGATGTCTAATGGTGTAGAGAATGTTGTGGGCGTACCTGGGGCCAATGTTAAGAAGGCCGCATGGATCGACACTCTGGACAAGATCGCACCTAAGAAGATCTACATCCTCTACGACAACGACAAAGTAGGCAAGAAGGCCGCGCAGGAAATCGCATCACGCATCGGCATAGACAAGTGCCTGAAGCTGGTGCTTCCGCCATTCAGCGTAACGCTAGAAGGCGTAACCCGAGACGGCAAGGACATCAATGAGTGGTTCCGCTACGGTGGGGGAACCTTAGAGGTGTTCAACAAACTGAAGGAGTCCGCAGTCCTGTTCGATGTGACTGGTGTGACCTCTTCAGTGGATGCCTTGACGCAGCTCGAAGACGAATTGAATGGCAAGGTTGATCTGGCCCCTAAGTACGTATTCCAATGGCCGGAACTCAACAAGCTGATCGGAATGGAAGACGGTGATGTGCTCGATATCGTTGCGCCGGAGAAGGTAGGGAAGACGACCTTCGGCCTCAACATACTTGACCACATGGTCGCCGCATACGGTGAGGACGGCCTGCTTGTGTGCCTTGAGATGACTCAGGCTAGACTGGCACGCAAGTGGGTTGCCCTCGTGACTGGCTTCGAAGACACTCTGACTGAACCTGGGACAGAGGAATCGAAGCTTAAGTTAGCTGAGCTGAAGGGGTGCGTAGTAAAGGCACGCTCGATTCAACAGAGTCGTGGCGCAGACCTGTACTTCGCATACCCTCAGCTTGTGAAGGAGCCAGAAGATGTTTACAAACTTGTCCGAGACTGCATTCGTCGTTACGGTGTCAAATGGGTCATGTTTGATAATCTGCAAAGATTGTGCGATGATACACTCAAAAACCAAGGCCACCGTACAGTGCAGCTTTCTCAAATCTCCAAAAACTTCGCAAAACTTGCCAAGGACTACCGTATCAAACTTATTCGCATCCTTCAGCCCAAACGAATAATGCCCGGGGCAACCATCAGCACCAACGACGTAGACGGAAGCTCACAGATTGCTAAGGACTGCGATGGCATGATAACGTTGTGGCGCAGTGTAGTAGGAGAGATGAAGAAGTCTGAATGGGAGACCCAACAACAAGGCTTCGAAGAAAGCAATGAATCCTTCGAGCCTGTCATGAAGGTCACCGTGGGGCTCTCTCGCTATTCAGCTGGAGGCTCTACTAAGCTCTTCTATGATGGAGCCCGATCCCAGGTGCGTTCACTGCCTGAAAGCCAAAAGGCACAGATGAATGCGAACCGAGACTACAACAAGCTGGTAGCCAATAACATCCCCATGGAAGGTGGAGGTGTTCTGCATGTCGTACCAGAGGAAAACCAAGCCGTAGCCGTCGTTGCAACAGAGTCAGACATCACAATCTAAGGAGGCATATGCCATTTGTCGAAGAGGTAATTGAGGAGCAGCAACCTATGTGGGGTGAATACCTACCAACCAGCAGCGCTAAGGGACTGAAAGACAGGAGCCGCAGTTGCGTCAAGGTCAGAGACGTAGGTTGTGTCTTCATCGGTACAGCGCAGGAGTGTCAAGAGTACATCCGAAACAACGAGTGGCGGTATGAAAAGAAAGACTCACAAAAACTGATAACAGCCTAAGGAGAAAACAATGAAACCGTTCAATCTGCAAGAAGCACTCGCAGGCAAGTCCGTGATTACCAGAGATGGTAAAGCAATAAAGCAGGTAGCTTTCTTTCCAGACGCTGAGTCATACCCTGTTCTGGCTTATTCTGAAGGTAAAGAAGTTGATACGTACACAGCAGCAGGAAGGCGTTTTTTCGGTACATCACCACTAAGCAGTGGCAAGGATCTCTTCATGGGTGCTCCCAAAGTCACGAAGTGGGTCAACCTCTACCGGAAGTCGAAATACCTGCAAACTTCTAATGCCGACGTAGCGGTTGGTATCTCAACCTTCGATACTGAAGAGGAAGCACGTCGCTCAGGCGGCGAAAATCGTGTCGGAACATTACAAGTAGAGTGGGAGGAATAATGAAACCGTTCAATCTGCAAGAAGCACTCGCAGGCAAGCCTGTGGTCACCCGAGATGGAAGAGAAGTCACAGATGTCACTTACTTCTCTACCTTGCGTAACTCCACTTCTTTCAAACTTCGTGGCGTCCTTGAGGGTTATCTGAGGAAATTCAATGACGCCGGTATGTATTTAACCAACAAAAATTTAGATCTCTTCATGGCTTCTACCAAGAAGACTGGGTGGGTAAACATCTACCGAGAGAACATCACTACGTGGCCTGCGCTAAAATTACTCCCAGGTGGAGCTGTCATCCACCCCAGCAAAGCTATAGCCGATAAACAGCAAGAGACTGCTAAGGAACGCATCGCTGTTGTTGAACTCACTTGGGAGGAGTAGATGCCTTGGCCTATAAAGCACGGACTTGCTTTCCATCCACTCTACCGTGTATGGATGTCCGTAAAGCAAAAGTGCACTAACCCAAAAAGCCTTGTTTATAAAGACTACGGTGGGCGCGGCATTAAAATGCACAAACCTTGGGAAAGAGACGTACGTCGGTTTGTGCACTACGTTATGGAAAACCTAGGAGAACGCCCTTCAAAACGGCACTCTTTGGATCGTAGAAATAACAATGGTCATTACGTGCCTGGAAACATAAGATGGGCAACATGGGAAGAACAAGCTAGAAATCGAAGACCCGTTCGTTGCTTGGGAAACTACTCTGATGCAGAGCTACTACAAGAAATAAAGAAACGAGGAATATGAAAAAGGCCAATCACCAAGCAAACGTTGTAAGGATTGCGGAAGTATTACCACACTCTAATGCCGACAGCTTGGAAATCATACACATCGGCGCATTCCAAGTAGTGACCA